AATAATTTTTGTTTTTCAATGGATTCTTTTTTATTTAAATCAGCATATTTTTTCATACTTTTATCGTGTTCTACATAGTTTTCCATATTTTTTAATTTTTGTAATGCGTTTTCAAGAGCACTTTTATCCCGCGCTGCTAATTCTGATAAATACCATATTGAAATAAAGGCATCTAGTCCAAAGAAAAATGGTTTATTAGTAGGGTTAATATTTTTAATTGGGTCTATAAAACTTGAACCATGAAATAATATGCTACCTTTTGGTAATGATGATTTATTTTGATATAATTCGCGCGCTAATTTTAAATGTTCTGTCCATGTTTCTTCTTTAGATAAATCTTTAGTGTTAGAAACTTTTGGAAATGGTATTTTATTATACCAAAATGGATATAAATGTTTATCAATTAATGAAGACCCTTTTATTGTAGTAAACATATTCGAAAGTTTACTTTTTTTAGTACTTAGAGTTTTTGATTTAGGTGAATTACTTGATTTTCTTCTTGTTAATTTTTTGAGTTTTGAAAACATTATATATTATAAAAACATAATATTATAAAAAAATGGTTTGCTAGTTTTTGTAAATTATTAAATTATTAAAGTATTACTATGCACAAGGTTGATACAAATTATTAGATGTCTTTGTTGTTGAAGTATCTAATGTTGCTCCTCGCGACCGTTGTGTTTTAAGTCGTTGTGTTTCATCATCAGCAATACGAAAATCCAATGTTCGCTGATGTGTATATAGTCCAGCATCTTGAATTGGTAACACCCAAGCATCTTCATTCCCTTCATTATGATGAGAATGCCACCAACCTGGGGGTGTAATAAATACGCTGCCTGTTTTCCATTGTGTACTAATTGGATTTAATAGTTCGCCATTTGCACTGAGTTCTTGAGACATTTGCGTATACACATTACTTCCATGCCTAGCATATACTGCTAAATCTAGTGCTACTGAATTATGTTTATGAGGTTTTTGATTTATGTTAGGACCAATATTATTTAAAAGAGACCATAATGTTGGAGTAAGTGTTCGTGTTTGTAAAGTTGCCTCATTACCTAATAAAATACCGCGTCTATTTTTAACTTTGCCATTATTATCTGTATTGCTAAGTGAATATACTGTTTCTTTCATAGCATTAGAACTATAAAATGCTGGTTCAAAACGACGTTGAGAACTTGGTTCAACTCCTAAATATTGAAGCAATGGTTCATCATGAACCCAATATAAGGCACAACCACCGAAAAGCGGTTCATAATTACAAGTATGTTTAACACATTGTTTATTTGAATTAGACATAGTACAAACAGATTCAACATCATTACCAAAATAAGGTATTACAAACATATCACCTTCACTCCAACTAACTGAGCCATTCCGTGTAAGTGAACTTCCATTACCACGAATAACATAAAATGTTTGTGAAGTAGCTGCAAAAACAACACTCGATTCTAATGTTTCATTTTCAAGAATACGAATAAAATTAGCAAGAAGATTTGGTGAGGTTGCTGGGTAATCAGTTTGTAATTCTCTTGAAAGGTCAAATTGAATAATTGCTGATGACCCTTGTTCGTGTAAGTCAGGTGTAAATATTTTAATTGGAACTTCTGACATTATTGGATTTGCATTTGTTACATATTCATAAATACGAACAGAATTAGTCCAATTAGCTTGACTATTATATAAACAACAACTAGTCAAATTTGAAATAATATTAGCAATAAATACTAAATTCGTTAGCATTAACATAGTCATTTTAATTATAATAGTTTTAATAAAGTATAATTAAAAATATAAATCAATTTTTAAAACAAATAGTAAAACTATTATAGCATACACAGAAAAAATTGATTATTATTTTAAAAATAATATAAAAAGTCTACACAACATAACATAAAGCAAGACAAGACAATAAGAAAAACTAAAATAATGAACAAGGTAATCGGCACAAAACCTTTGCCTAAGTTGACAACACTATTGCCCCCATTTTGTGGTTTTATGATTGATGACATTGTGACTTGTAATATATGTTTGGAAGACAATGATGGGGCTATTGAAGTAGATGGTTGTATTTCAGGAAGAGGTAAGCGAAGACTTGTTACAGCGTGTGGCCACATATATCATAAAAAATGTTTACAGCGATGGACTACTGCTTCCCTTAAAGGTTCATTATGTGGGCTAATTACTTGCCCTTATTGTAGAGGACCTGTCTATATGGATGAGCAAAGTACTGAAGCAAAAAAAAAACTATTTGCAGCACTAGCGCAATGTGACTGTTGTCCAAGACATCAAAGAGATAAACCAATGTCTTATGCTTATGACCCAGACTTAGATGCTAGAACTATGTCAAAAGCTCAAGAAATTGCTCTAAACACTCTTTCAGCAGAAGACTATAAAGATTGGTGCCAAGCTAACTCGTGGCGTCGAATGGATGAACGTGAATGGTGTGATTGCCATTGTAGGACAAGAATGCGCGCTATGGTTCGTCGCATTCCACCTCCTATTCCACATGACTTGTTTAGTAAATAGGTTAATCTCTCAAAATAATAAAAGTGTTTTTATTAAATTTTAATATAAGAAACTATATAAAATTTAATTACCAATATTATTAGTATTAGTCAATGCACAATGAAGCAATTAAATAAAGTAAGACTATGTCTTTTTTTAAATAGTTGTTTGGTACTATTTATAGGATTTTATATAACAAATTTCGCAAGTGACTCTAAATATTTTCGTTTTGGACCAAGTGAGGATTTTATATTTATAAGCGTTCAAATTAACACTACACAAAAATATTGTAGTTTATTAACCTTAATATTTGTAAATGATATTATTAGAGTTATTATTCAAGAATTTGGAGACCCAGTGTTATATATGAATGTTTATAATCCAGATAAAAAGGAAATAATTGAATTTAGTAAAGCACAATTATATTTTTATGCTAATTCTATGTTTTTAATAAATAATATTAGATATATTTTTACAATATTAATTAGTGTAACACAAATAGATATTGCGTTATTTTCAGTGCTAGTAGAACAAGTAATTGTTATTATTACAATAAAGATGCTACTTGATGAAAAAAAATTCATAAATAAAAAATCATTATTATTTACCAATAAAGAACTTACTATACTAGATATTGAAATTATTGAAATGGATTCTTCTAAAAAATAAAAAATTTATTATCATAGTAATAAAAAATTGAATTGATTTTTTATTTAGTTAACTGCTAGCCTACACAAACTATATAAAACAACTATGAATAGCAAAACAATTTTGGACTTGATGAATGATGAAGCAAATGATGAGATGGTGAAGGATGCTATTGCTTTTGCAATGAAAGGTATTCAATGCCGCATGATTGTTGCGCATCTTCCAGAAGGTTTGCTTGAAATAATGAATATGTGGGCAAGAAGGTCTGCATGGTATGATGATGACGGAGATTCAAAGTTTGAGAAGTGTTTGTGGAAAGTTGTGTCTCAGGAAATGAAGAAGAGGGTGTTTGACCTTTTGACAGAGTGGATGAAACAAGATGATGGACTAGTATGTCTGAAAATGGATTTGTTTTATGCTATAAACACCGCATCAAATAGTTTGCATTATTATAAGGAAGAATATTGGCCAAGTTTGGGTATCGAACTGGAGGCAGAGGCTTGTCAGTGGGTTTTAGAACATGGAGAGCGCGACCTCATAGAGAGTGGTGATGGTGGATATTTCCAATATTACGACAATATAAATGAGGAGGTGTGCTATAATTTGCCTCATCTTCCTAAGCCAAATCGCTTCTCTAAAGAGGAAACAGGAATGGTTTGTGTTGGTGTTAACACTCTTGTGCCATGCTAATAATTAAAGACTAGTATGTATTGTGTGTGGTGTGTTTTGCATATTTTTTTATTAAAAATTATTATTATACTTTATTAAAATTGAAATGATTTATTTTTTAATAAAGTAATAGCCTCCAATACTAATACAAAGCAAAACAAGAAACTATAAGCAACTATGACACAATGCGAGGTCGGCTTGGATGCCCGCATCAATGCTTTGTATGATGCTGAGGCTAGCGCGCCTTTACTAAATGATGCAATCAATATATTAGTAAATACTATTCAAAACGATATTATTACACACAATCTTTCTAGGCATTTGAAGGCTATTATGAATAGTTGGATAAGAACACATTCGTGGTATATTGATGATAAAACTAGAATGTCAAAGTTTGAGCATTGTCTTCGGAACGTAGTCTCTAGGGAAATGAGACGTCATGTAATTGATCTTTTAAAAGTACGAGATAAAGAGTATGAGTATGGAATTGGAAGGTCTGTCAACGAAGACGACTTGGCTTTAGAAGTTCTTCGTGTGTCTATGTCAGAATTTACTAGTAACTATTTTTGGGATATAAATGTCAAGTTGTCTATCGAAGCAGATCACTATCAACAAAATAAAGGAGAGTGCCTAATACAAGAAGACTGTGATCGTCCTTTTTCGTGGTTTTGCAAACGAACTATGTCAACACAATTTCACTTGCCTCATCTTCATAAGCTTCCCAATAATGTAATCCCATTAGAAGTATTACCAAGCAACTTCAAGCATGACCAAAAATGGGAGTGCTCTATTTGCTTGGAAGTTGATTCTATTGAATTTGTTAATTCTCTTTGTGTTAGAACTGCTTGTAAGCATATATTCCATATGGGATGTTTAGATAATTGTAAACGTATATACTTACAACAAAAAGAAAATCACAATAAGACTTGTGCTCCATGTCCTTTGTGTCGTGCTCCTATTTATTAGAAACTAATGTGTATTGTATTGTATTGTATTGTATTGTATTGTATTGTATTGTATTGTATTGTAATAATATTTTTTTATTTAAAAATGGTGTTATGCTTTATTAAAATTGAGTTAGTTTTAAATTTAATTAAATTAAATACTAGCCTCGGCAATTTATACAAAGCGCTATGAATAGTAATAATATTGCCAAGATTCGGATCTTGTTTGGCACTCTTATTATTGATGATGTCTTGTTCAGAGTTATGATAAATATGAAAGTCGAAAAAATAGTAGCATCTATTCAAAACAAGTTTGATGTAAAGAAACTTCCTAGGGAATTGGAAGCCATCATGAATTGTTGGATTAGAACAGATTCATGGTATATTGAACATGGAGTGTCTAAGTTTGAAGCTTGTTTGGAGGAAGTCGTGGCGGATGAAATGACTAGACTCATGATTGACTTTTTAGTAGGAAGGATAAATGCTATGCAAGACACAGAGAGAGTAAATGAAGGTGACTTATGCGATGCTTTAAAACACGTGTCAAATGTTTTGTCTACTATGGATTGGGAAACAGAAACTAGGTTTACATACTATGCAATGTGCTGGGCACAAAATCATAGAGATTGCATTTTGAGTTGTGACTATGATCATAATTTCTGTTGGATTAGTAATAAAACTGGAGAGACACATTATAACTTGCCTCATGTTTTTAACCACGTTAATAATGTAGATTTAGAGCCGTTGTTTGAGAACTTTGAGCAGGCAACCGAATAAAGTTGTTCTATGTATTGTTAGAGATTCAAGATAAATATTGTGTGTGTTGTAAAAAAAATATTTTTTTTATAAAAATATGTTTATTGCTTTACTAACTTTTTAATAATTCACTATTTCTTTAAATGTTATTTTTGACTTTATAAATACATCAGCACGACATAACGGACAACTAATTTTTGGTTGTGTTGTATTATTTTTAACTGCTTCATCAAACATCGGATATAAGCATAGCATATGAAAGCTATGCTTACATAGAGTTGTAATGATACTATTACTATCCATAGCACATAAACAAATAGGACAATTATTTTCACAAGCATCGCATAATAGTTCTGTTTTTTCTGCTTCTGCTTCTTTTATTACTTGTGCTTCTTTAAGACTACAAATAATAGCATATATTTTGTTTTTTATGTCAAAACAATACTCTTTGCTACTTAGTAAATCCAATGTTTTATCATATAAATAATGACCAAATAGCACAATCCAGTTATCTTTTTTAAACTCATCAATAAGCAATTGTAGTCCAGTTAAATCATTATGTGCAGATGCTTTAAAAGTTACATAATGAAAAATTTTTAAGCGATTGTCAGCTATATATTGATATAGTTCGCATTGTAGGTTATGTGGTACAATTAACCCTTTATAACCACCATTTTTATCTAAAAATAATGTATCAACAAACAATAAAATCGCATAATTAGTCTTTAATTTAAAATCATCTTCACAATAATAATGTTTAGTAATTAATGTTTTATAAAACTTCTCAATATTTTGCGTATTAAAAATTTCGCTTAACAAATAATTAGTAACAACACAAGTCATTGTTTCTTATATTGTAATTTATTTGATTTCTTTTTTATTATGTTTAAAAAAGAAATCAATTTTTTTTATGCTAAATACTAATGTTTTTTATGGCGTCTGGTTTTTTTATAATTTCTTCCTTGTCCAAGATTTAACACCTTATTAACCTTAATTGCACTTGGGTTGCTTTGTGTTACTTGTCTTACTCGTATTGCTACAATAGGAACTGGAGATTTAGATATATGTGGAGATTTATATTTATATGGAGATTTAGAGTTATGTGGAGATTTAGATTTATGTGGAGATTTAAATTTATATTGAGATGGAGGTGGAGGTGGAGGTGTAACTGGAGCTAGTTCTCTAGCTAGTTCTGACGATGGAGCTAGTTCTGATGATGGAGCTAGTTCTGATGATGGAAGTCGAGTTGGACTTGTAACTCGAGTTGGAGATGAAATAGGTGGTATATTTATAGTACTATCAGGTCCTAATTTTAGCACTTCTAAGTCTCGAATAAATTCTTCTATTAACCTGTCTTTTTTTGCTAGTATTAGTATTCTTTCTATTCTACTAGGTTTAAGAACTTTATCAGTATTTACAATAGATGGAATGATTGCTCTTAAAACAAAATACTCAGTTCTTATAAAATTTAAAAATGCTTCTAAAGCAGGGTGTAAAATATTAGTAATTTGTTCATTATTGTTCAAATTACTATTCTTTGGTTTATTTTTCTCAATATTTAATAAATCAATAAATTTTTGAATATAACTAGGATTAGAATAGTATAATATTTTACTAAATACCTTTTCACCAAAAATTATTTTAAATTTATCAACAACTTGCTCATAACTTTCTTTGCCTCTTCCTTTAGTATAATGTATGTTTATTTTTGTTTTTCTTTTCTTATATTTTTTTTTCGTTATTTTACGCATATTATATATTATAAAGATTTAATAAGTTATTGCTTATTTATAAATAAAATACAAAAAATATAAAAAAAAATTGATTTCAAAAATTTAATAGTTAACAATTAAATTATTATACTATGACTACTATGTTTTCAAATAAAATGCTCTACATCCCTGATTATGTTGTTTATGAAGACATTCCTACTATTATTAAGTATTTTGAGGATTTCAACATTGCCAAAATTAAGAATGTCCAAGTTTTTAAGCATCTTGAACCTGAATATTATGTTGAAGATAAATATAATTATTGTTATGCTTTAATTGAGGTCGAATTTTATTATAATAATCAAGGTGCGCAGAATTTTTACAATGCCATTGAAAATAATAAATGTGCTATGGTATATGATGATCCATTATATTGGGAAGTTCAATTTAGTCCCTTTAAAGAGCATGCTATGCCATTAGTAAGCGATTGTAATAGTTCAACATCAACTAGTTCTAATAGTATTTGTGATTGTTCCACGCATAATGTAAATGACGTATATGGCACTTCTGAAGAAGAAGAGGATTATTATAGTTCTGAAGAAGATGACCAAGAAGAAGATGACTCAAAAGACCCTGATTATGATTATGAAGATGAAGAAGAATCTGATGATGATTATAATTATGAAACATATAAAAAGAATTATTGTAGTTTTAAGAGTAAGCAAAACGCAAAAAAACAAAAGTTATTAAATGAATTAAGTGAAATACAAAAAACAATTGAACTTATTAAAAATAAGCAAGAAAAAATGCGCTTATTGTTAATTCAAAATAAGAAATCAAAGTCTAAAACTAAGGAGCATAAAACTAATTGGGCACGTCGTCTTCGAACCATTATTTAATCTTTATAAAATTCCTCATCGTTAATAGATGCTTCTTTACAACAACCATAAGTTGCGCGATGCCATTTGCTAATTCCATATTTTTTTATTCCTTCCATATGTTTAGATGTTCCATAACCTTTATTTGTTAATAATCCATAATAAATATTTAGTTTAGGAAAGTTAACACACATTTCTCTAATATATTTATCGCGCTCTACTTTAGCCAATATAGAGGCCGCGGCAATTGAACAAAACTTATTATCTCCACCTTCAATTAAAATATGATTAATTTGTTTAATAATGTGTGTTGCTTCACAATAATATGTGTATGCTTTAAAATCATTACCATCTACTAATAAGTAATAGCACTCATTACTATTTAAATTAGCAATACTATTATTTTGCTTAATTACCTCACTTATTGCTTTATGCATAGCACATAAAGTAGCTTGTCTAATATTTATAGAATCAATTGTTTTTTCATCTTCATATGACACACTCCAAAATAACGCATTGGTTTTTATATAATCAGCTACCTCATTTATCTTTTTTTCGGAAGTAAACTTTTTGCTGTCTTTTAATAATTCATATTTAAATTCTTCATTATTAGGTAAAATAACAGCAGCACTATAAACTCTACCAAACATAGGACCTCTTCCTGCTTCATCAATTCCAATTTCCATAATATTCGAATTTGAAGTATTAAATTTTTTTTGAAGACAATTTACAGATTTAATAATTTTAGGCATTTAAAGTTATAATGAAAATTTTTATTATATATTTAATATAATATAATATGAATTTCAATTTTAAAAAAAATAATTTGTTAATAATTATGTTATTAATATTTGTAATATTGTCGTGTATTGTGTTTGTAAATATGTCAAGTGTAAAAGAATCTTTCGGTAATTTTAATAGTAATAATAGAAGATATTTTTTAGATACTACTAGCGATACTAGTTATAATTATTATACATTAGATATTAATAAATATAAGTATAAATTGGCAACTTTACCAACTGGATTAATATTAGAAAGTTCAAATAATGTAACTTCACAAAATAGAAATTTGAATAATTTTAGAACAAAAAATATATTGTTAAGTTATTATAATACAGCAACTGATATATCATTACTAAATATTAGAGCAAATACAACTATTATGTTAGATATAAGTACTATTCCAATAACAGATCCTTCAAATATTAAAACTATGAATATGGTATTTATAGAAAATTCAGGAAATTTTTATGATCTAAGTAATGAAAAATTATCAAAGTTTTCTATGAAGATAAATGGAGAAAATGTTATTGTGAACGGTCAAATTTTTCAACCACCAACACCAACTACTGAAACATCTGCTAATATTTTAAATGATCTACGAGGTTATAATTTTTATAATGACTTCAATTTGTATTTATTAAGGCAAGGTGCTTTTGGTTCTAACTATATTCCTCCAATATATAATAACTTTGAAACAGCAATGAATTTACCATCTAACCCAATAGTAAATCCTGTTAATACTATGAATCCATTAGACTATGCTAATACGTTGTTTGGTCCAAACGTATCACCAACTATGATATCAAATATGTGCTTAAACCAAAATGTTGCTAAAGTTACTGATGATACTAGAATTATTAGAGAGGTTAGTAACAATTTACTATCAAATACACGAGCAAATAACTCTAGAAATACTAATACTAATACTAATACTAATACTAATACTAATACTAATACTAATACTAATACTAATACTAATACTAATAGTGTGAATAATTTTAATAGAAATCAAAATTATATGAGAGAAAGTTACCCTCCATATCAACCACCACAATTATTCTCTGATACTATACAAGAAAATACAGACCCTGAATTAATACCAAGACCTGTATTAACTGATTTTAGTTCATTTGGTATGTAAAGAATACAAAGTTTTTACATTAAATTATTAATGTATTGGCATTATAAGTCAATATATTAATATTTTGTATATACTTTGTGTCTCAAATATTATGAATCTATTAAATAATAGTTTTATCATAATATTTTCATATAAGTATTATTAAGTAGTTTGGTTGTAATAATTTATTTAATTATTAACTATAGGTTCTCCTCATCCCCCTCGTTGTTTTCTATATTTATTTCTTCGTGTAAGTTTTTTTACTAAAGCTAATAACCTTTTTTGTGATAATTTAGCAAAATTTTTAACGCGTGAAAACTTTTTTGAGAGACTATATTTCATTTATATAATACGATTATATTATATTAAAAAATTTATATAAAATTATATTAGTTTTTAGTTTTTAGTTTTATTTATGTTTTAAACATCTTTTGTCTATATTAAAAGTTTTGCATTTTTCTTCTTGTGGAACTATCTTTATTACACATTTTGATTTTTTACCATACATAGGAGTTGTGCAACCTTTTTCTTTGGGTTCTAAAGTTTTATTTTTTTTTGTATAATTAAACAATTTAGGTTTATCAATAGTACATCTAGATCTAAAATGTTCATAATTATCACGCACTTCACAATATGTTAAACCAGAATTTTTACCTAACAATTTATTAATTTGTTCATGTAAATTAAAAATATAACGTGAAAAATTATTTCTATTTTTAAATATTTTATCAGTTAATGGAAATTTCTTAAAATTTTTTTTTAAATTCATACGACAATATTTACAAGGCAATGTATATTGAAAATTTAATAATAATTGTTTATATTTTTGTTTTTGTATTTTTGTAGGATTAATAGGATAATTAAAACTCATTACATGTAAATAATGCCATAAACTGGGTCCCCATACACTGGTTAACATACCATCACCACTTTTATAATCTTTATTATTATATATAGATTTTTTAGTAGTATTCTTTTTAGAATTTTTTATAGCGTTATTTTTTTTATAAGTTTTTGCCATATTTTAGTTTATTATTTATTACTAATAATAACTAATAAAATAATTATTAAAAATAATATGTTAAATACTTATAAAATTAATTATTAAACATATATAAAACATATGTTTATTCAAAATTTTAATATTTATTTAGAATATTTAAAAAATGCTTTTAATGGAATACTTAGAGATAAAAAATCACTTTTATTAATAACAATATTAATTATAATATTTTCAGGTGTATTTTATTTTGTATATACTAATTATATTAAAGATAATATTATAAAAAATCATTCGTTAAATAGAGAATTTGTTAGCAAAAACAAAAATAGCAGCAATGATGTAGTAATATTGTTTTTTTATACAGAATGGTGTCCTTATTGTAAACAAGCATTACCAGAAATTAAAAAATTTGAAGACTATATTACTACACAAAATGCTAAAAATGATTATAAGATTATGTTAACAAAAATAGATTGTGATAAAAACTCTGTATTAGCAGATAAATATAAAGTAGAAGGTTATCCTACTATAAAATTAATTTACAAAAAAGAAGTTTATAATTACGATGCTAAACCAGATAAAATAAGTCTAATACAATTTTTAGAATCATCTATTGCTTAAAATAATTAAAAAATTACTAAATGCTTTTTAAAGTATCTTCGTTTACGGTGCCTTCTTGTAAAGTGTCTTCTTGTAAAGTGTCTTCTTTTACGGTGCCTTCTTGTAAAGTGTCTTCTTGTAAAGTATCTTCTTTTACGGTGCCTTCTTGTAAAATATCTTCTTTTACGGTATCTTCTTGTAAAGTATCTTCTTGTAAAGACATTAGCAGGCTAATAAATTTTTCCCCTTGTTTTTCGCCTAGTTTTACTAAATAATCTCGCTCAGTTTCTGTTTTAACTGCGTATGACCAATATTTAAAATCTATTGTTTGTTCACTTAAACACATATTTATAGTATTTTTAATTATAATAAGATTTTCATTTTCAATTATAGAAAGTTTATTAAACAAAGTTTTTATAATATAAATTAAATATTCAAAAAAATTGGTTTCCTCATTTAATTGATACCCATTAGAATCATAAGTGTAATTATTTTCTTTATAAAAATTATTACATAAATCAATAGGTTCTCTTTTATCATTTATAAAACATAGTATTTCATCATAACAACATTTTTTATCAAATATACATTCATTTATTGGACAATTTATAAAAATACTTCCATCTAAATAATAACAATTATTAATATATAATGGAACAAACAATACTGGAATACTTATAGACATATAAAGAGCATCTAATAATTCTAAATTTGGTGTATTAATATAATTAAGTTTCTCCTTTTTAAAACTTGTTAAATTACAAGTATATATATTAAATTCCACAGCAGTTAAATTATAAAATTCTAATAATGTAATAGTTAATGGTATTTCTTTAGCAAGAAATAAAGGTTTTAAAGCATTAATAATAATTTTTTTATTAACTATTCCTTTATCGTAAAAAATATTTAAATAGGCACTATAAGAAAAGTTTATTAATTTTTCCCAAGGTCTTTTAATTAAGAAATCATCTATTAATTGCCAATCAAAATTTAATATATATATAAATGCTATAATACTTCCTATAGATGAAGTGTAAACTGATTGTATATTAGTAAGATTTATAATGTTATTAGTGGTCAAATGTTTTAATGCTCCATATTCAACTAATCCAATTGGACCGCCGCCACTTAAAACTAAGTGTTTAATTATTTTCATTAATTTAATAATTAATGAAAATAAATTTTTATATTTTTATATTTTTATATTTTTAAATATCAAAATATGTCATCTGATTTTTTTTATAATTTTTCAAATAAAATAGACAATGAAGACGAATCTTTAAAATTAAATTTAGATGAATTATATAATAAAAAGCAACAGCAAGATTTAAATGTTTTAAATAATTACAATAAAATCTTACAAAGAATACATAATAAAATTAAATACGTTTCCAAAAATATAGTTAATGATAATTGTTGTTGGTATTTAATGCCTGAAATGGTAATAGGTGTTCCAAAATATGATTATAAAGATTGTACGGCATATACAATAGACAAATTACGGGCAAATGGATTTATTGTAAGATATACGCATCCTAATCTATTATTTATAAGTTGGAAACACTGGGTGCCAACTTATGTGCGTAATGAAATAAAAAAGAAAACTGGTAATGTTATTGACGAATATGGTAATATTATTACTAATGATGACAAAAATAATAATACTAATATGGCTAATGCTCTTGAAAACAAAGACGCTAAAGATAATTTATTATTTTCAAATAATAAACAAATAAAAAATATTAATACTTCGTCAAGTAAAGAATATAAAGATGTAAAGTCTTATAAACCATCTGGAAATTTAATATATAATAATAGTTTATTGGAAAAGTTACAGATTAATTAATTTATTTGCGATTATATTTTTTTGTTCTTTTATGATGTTTTTTATTTTGTTTCTTATAATATCTTTTTGTTTTTTTACCACCCTCTGATATTGGTGGTTTCTCAACATTGTTACTAGTAATTTGACTACCATATTTATGTATTAATGTAACTCTAATTTTATTAATAATACTATTTAATGATTTAAAAATATCAATATGTAAATCTAATAATATACTTTTTGCTTGCTCTGTAAGCTCTAATATTTTTACATATGTTAAACTAGGATTAATATTTTCTATTTCATTAGTTCTAGCATTGAATTTTATTAATTTTTTTATTATTGAATCATATAATCTATTTCTATTTTTAAAATAATTAGCTATCATTTTTTGTAAGAAACCTTTTACGCTACTTAAAATATTTAAATTTGTTAAGTCTAAGTTATTAGTTTTACAATAATTTTCAATAAATGCCACATTTTCTTTTGTAAAACATTTCTCTAATTCTTTTAATTTTGCAGTAGTATCTAGTGTATATTTTTTATTTTTTTCATCTATTTCTTTTAAATAAAATGTAACATCATTTTCTAAAGTATCAGATATTTTTAATCTTAAAAATTTAAAATTATTATCATTAAATATTAGCGAATTTTTTAAAATAAAATCTGATAAATATACTTTTTTGCTACATATATAATTTAATAGTCGCGGTAACTTAATAACTAAGTTTTCATTTTTTATAATATCTAAATTTTTATTTAAATAATCAGCAGTAAAATTTTTTGATGTTAATTCAACTTCCTCGTTTTCAAATAATATTACAAATATTGAATAAAAAACATTACTTGAGATTTGTAGTTTAGCACTTCTTTGGGGTTCATCTTGTGGAATTTCATTTTTAATACCTTCTGCTTTATTTTGCAAAGGGTTAAGAAAATCAAAAAATCCGCCGCCACTTAACGGAATATTGGGTTGTATTCCTAGTAGTGGTTGTTGTTTTTCTTGAGGATTGGGTTGCCTTTCTTCAGGATTAGGTTGCCTTTCTTCGGATTGCTTAGGTTGCCTTTCATCAGGGTTAGGTTCTAGTTCTTCGGGATTAGGTTGCCTTTCATCAGGGTTAGGTTCTAGTTCTTCGGGATTAGGTTGCATTTCATCAGGATTAGGTTGCATTTCATCAGGGTTAGGTTCTAGTTCTTCGGGATTAGGTTGCATTTCATCAGGGTTAGGTTCTAGTTCTTCGAGATTAGGTTCTAGTTCTTCGAGATTAGGTTGCATTTCATCAGCCATTGGTATAGCATCTCTAATTTTGTTTTTATTGTTTACTAATGAACTATAAATATTAAATGTTTGAAAAATACTTTTAATAATAATATAAATTTTAATAAAACTTAATGAAATAATTTTGCATAATATTCTTTTTTTATTTAAGATTCTGGTTTCATCACTATTTTTGGCCAAATTTTTGGATTGTAATATTTTATTTAAATCTTTTAAATCAAAAAAATATAATACTTTATTATTATAGTTATATTTTTCTTTACCATCACCATATATAGTAATATCAAAAGGAATTTTAACTCTATTTATATAATTTTCAAAAATTTCACTAGTTAATATATATAAACTTTCACACTCATCGCATTTGCTTCTATTATCATTTCTCCCATTAATTTTATAATCTTCAAAATCCGAAACAAAATTTAGTAATAAATTTGAATTATTTAAATAAGACGTAAATTTTTTATTTATAAATTTATCTAAATCTTCATCTGTTTTTGTCGAATTATTAAAAAAATTTGTAATAAAATTATCTGTTATAAAACTCATAATATATTAATATATACTAATATATTATTAAAAATTATTATAATATTATATTATTAATATTACTATATTAATATTACTATTAAAATATTAATAATTTAAATTGAAGTAAATAGGTTTAAAAATAAATTATTTAATAATAGTGAGAATTAAATGTTAGAATCATCACAATGTAATTATGAAAATTTTATGAGTAAAAGTCAAAAATGTAATAAACAAGAAACAAGGAAAAATAAATTAAAGGAAAATACTAATAAAAAACTATGGAATATTTTTGATGAAGAAGTGAAGTCAAATGTAAATATTGAATGTGTTTATATTAAAGAAGAAGATGCACTTCTAAATGATAATTTATGTGTTAATTGTAATGAATCTTTACATGTAGGGGAAGATGGATTCTTAACATGTTCTAATAATAAGTGTGGTCTTATTTATAAAGATAATTTAGATCAAAGTGCGGAATGGCGATTTTATGGTGCAGATGATAATAGTCATAGTGACCCAACACGATGTGGAATGCCTATTAATCCATTATTAAAAGAATCTTCTTATAGTTGTAAAGTTTTATGTCCTGGTAAATCGAGTTATGAGATGCATAAAATTCGTAGATATACAGATTGGCAAGCAATGCCATATAAAGAAAAGTCGCGCTATGATGAATTTCAATTAATAGTTAATATTTCACAAAATTCGGGAATTCCTAAAATTATTATAGATGAAGCAATGAGACTACATAAGAAAATTTCAGAAACAAAAACATACAGAGGATTAAATCGTGATGGAATTATAGCGGCATCAATATATATTTCTTGTAGAATTAATAATTATCCTCGAACAGCAAAAGAAATAGCAAATATATTTAATTTGGACAATGCTAGCGCAACAAAAGGTTGTAAAAATGCTTTGTCCATTATTAATGAAATTGAGCATAATAATAATGTAAACGAAGATATTACATCATTAAGTAAAACAACTCCATCATCATTTATTGAACGTTTTTGTAGCAAATTAAATATTAATAACGAATTAACAAATGTATGTAAATTTGTAGCATTTAAAATAGAACAATTAGGACTAATTCCTGAAAATACACCGCATTCTATTGCTGGCGGTATTATATATTTTGTATCACAAGTATGTAATTTAAACATTACAAAAGCATCAATAAATAATGTTAGTAAAATTAGCGAAGTAACAATTAACAAATGTTATAAAAAATTAGAAACATACAAAACAACTTTAATACCAGAAACAATTTTACATAAATACAACTAATACTTTAATACTTTAATACTTTAATACTTTAATACTTTAATAAATTATATTTAAAAAATTATAATATATATTATATATTATAATATTTTAAATGGAAACTATACCTAAAATAATTTTTATTGTTCCTTACAGAGATCGTATTCCAGAAAAAATACATTTTTCTGTTTATATGAAATATATTATGGAAGATTATGATAAAAACGACTATGAAATATATTATAGTTATCAAATGGATACAAGACCATTTAATAGAGGTGCTACCAAAAATATAGGTTTTTTGGTTATGAAAAAAAAATACCCAAATCATTATAAAAATATAACATTTGTATTTAATGATATAGATAGTGTTCCTATAAAAAAAAATATGTTTAATTATATAACTACTAGCGGTATTGTAAAACATTTTTATGGATTTACTTTTACATTGGGTGGAATTTTTTCAATAGTTGGTAGTGATTTTGAAAAATGTAATGGATTTCCTAATAATTGGGGGTGGGGCTTGGAAGATAATGCTATGAATGATCGTGTTTTATTAAATGAATTTATTATTAATAGAGAACAATTTTATCCGCGAAATTCAAAAGCGGTTCTTCATTTATATGAAACTGCTGAAAGAGTAATTAATAATAAAGAACCCGACAATTATATAAAAAAAAATTTAAATGATAATTTAAATAGTTTACACGAAATAAATTATATTATTGTTCCAAATAATGAAACTGAACCTAGTACAGAAAATAATACTTTAACAGATGACAGCACTATAAAAAATGTTAATAAAGTAAGTACTATTGAACAAAAAGAATATATGATAAATATTTCTAATTTTAGAACATTTGTGAATCCAGCAAATGAAATTTTTTATACACAAAATACATTTTATGATTCAAGACTAAAACCAAATGTGCATGAAACAAACGAACATAGAAAAAGATGGGGATTACAAACAAATTTTTTATAATATTAATATAAAGTTAGTATTATTATATTAAATAATGCCTTATATTTTAGAAGTGCAAAAAATTGCTTGGAATTATAAAAGTCGACATATAGGATATATGAATAAAATTTTTGAAACGCAAGAAGATGCTTGTGTTTATTATAATAAATTTAATCAACATATGACGCCATTAACTAATAAGAATAATTATTGTAGTGATTGGGATCCAGATACTTTCTTAATATATATTGTAAGAGAGCATTTTTATGAACTTTTACATATAGCACCTTTCGAAAATAGTAATAATAATAATGCCGGTAATAATTCTTTGATTTAATATTTATTAATGCATTTATTTAAGTTATTTAAGTTATTTAAGTTATTTAAGTTATTAAAAATTATTTTAATAATATTATTAAAATAATTTTTAAAAACATTTAAAAAAAGTTAATACTAAAATTATTCAACGGTTACAACTTTTGCCAAATTTCGTGGTTTATCTGGATTTAATCCTTTAGCAATAGAAATTTCGTATGCCAATTTTTGTAATACTATAGTAAATATTACTTCATTATAATAATCTAATTTATATAATAGTATATATTTATTGTCATCTATTTGTAATTCATCTATAACATTTTGCGAATTTGTTATTACAAATAAGTTTGTTTCTCTTCCAAGTATTTCATAATAAGTCGATTTTATATTGGCATAATTTGTAATATCATTATAATCAATTAATAAAAGAGTTAAATTAGTATTATCCAATAAAGCAAATGGTCCGTGTTTTAATGAACCTGCTGAAAATCCCTCACAATGAATATAAGTGACTTCTTTTATTTTTAAGGCACCTTCACACGCAACAGCATATAATTTATGTTTTCCTAATATAAATAAACTATTAATATTATTATTATTAATAGCATCTCTCAAAATAAAAATTTTATTTGTAATTTTACTATCATTTAATAATTGAGTTATGTTATTTGGAAGAACTCTTAAACAATTCAAATTTTTTATATTATTTAAATCATTATCTACAAACCACATACTAATTAAACTTAAAATTATTAACATGCTAGTAAAAGATTTGGTTGATGCTACACTAATCTCTGAACCAGCATTTAAATATACCCCACAATCAACTTCGCGTGCTATTAATGAATCTACTTTATTTATAATTCCCATAGTTAAACATTTTCTTTGTTTACAAATTTTTAAACAATTATATACATCAATAGTCTCTCCAGATTGTGATAAGAAAATACATAAAGTATTGGAGTTATTTCTATTATTTGGTAAAGTATTTTCAGTGAATTCACAAGCATTCACAATTTTAACATTTACAAAATAGTTTATTTCATTAAAATAAATTTCTCCTAATATAGAAGCATTAAAACTGGTTCCACAACCAATTAAATAAATAAAGTCAATAGCATTAATATTATTTATTAAGCGGTCAAGTCCCCCCAATTTTATTCTATTATTATTTATTCGTCCTCCGTAATTGTATGCTTTTTGTATTGTTTCTGGTTGTTCCATTATTTCTTTCAACATCCAATGAGCATAATTTTTTTTAGAATTGTGAAAATCTTCATATGTTGCTTTTTTTACATCGTAAATAGCATTAGTATTTAATAAATCATATTCATTATTTTCTCCCAAAAATTTATAACTATTATTATTAATTTTTACAATAGTATTATCACATAATGGAATATAATCATATACTAGTCCAATAAATCCATTTGTTTCCGAAGCACAAATTATATAATTAGAATTATATCCTAAGAGCAAAGGAGAACCTTTTCTTGTTATATAATATGTATCTGGTATTTTTGTATAAATTATAACCAGCGCCCAAGTTCCTTCTAGTTGTTCGAGACTTTTTTTAAGTGCTTCTTCAAAATTATCACTATTTAATGTATAATATTCAATTAAATTAGCAATAACCTCACTATCTGTATCACTATAAAATTTATAATTATTTGCTATTAAAAATTCTTTAATAACTAAAAAATTATTAATTATACCATTATGAACCAATATAATATCTCCATTTTGTGAATAATGTGGATGAGCATTATAATCTGTTTTACCTCCGTGCGTTGCCCATCTAGTGTGTCCTAGAGCAAATTTAGAAAAAATGTTGTTTTCCGTATTTTTCTTTATATATATATTTTTTAATAAATCAAAGCAATCTTTTTTAGAAGTAGATGCTTTTTTTAATATATCATGTTTATTTGTATTTGAATTCATATAACATATTCCCATTGAATCATAACCTCTATTTTGTATTAATTCTAAACTATTAAAAATATGATTCAAAGCATTTATATTTTTTATAGAATATATAAATGTTATTCCGCACATAGTCTAAATTAATATATTAGTTAATGTAAAAGTTTTAATTATTAATATTAATTATTTTATTAATATTAATTATTTTATTAATATTATTTTTAAAAATCCTCTCCAAATTCGAAGGTATTTACTTGTGAATCTTTTGTTGCGAGAGAATATTCACTTACACGATCTTCAAAAAAATTGGTTTTTGTTTCAATGCTTATATTTTCCATCCATTCAAAAGGATTTTTGCTTTCGTAAATTTTATCACCCCCCAATTGAAGACTTAGGCGGTCAGCAACAAACTCAATATAATCTTTCATTAATACTTGGTTCATTCCAATTAGTCTACAAGGAAGCGCTTCAGTAATAAATTCAAGTTCAATTGTTACTGCTTCACTAATTATTTCATGGATTTTTTGTTTTTTAAGTGGTTTTAATAATTTACTATGTAATAATACAGCAAATTCAGTATGTAACGCTTCATCACGCGATATTAATTCATTAGAAAATGTTAATCCAGGCATTAATCCGCGTTTTTTTAGCCAATAAATAGCACAAAATGCTCCTGAGAAAAATATTCCCTCAATACAAGCAAACGCAACTAATCGTGTGGCAAAATTGGATTTTTTATCATTTATCCATTTAATAGCCCACGCGCCCTTTTTTTTTATACATTCATATTCATCTAACGCATTAAATAATTTTGACTTTTGTGCTTTATCTTTTATATATGTATCAATTAAAGTAGAATATGCAATAGAATGAATATTTTCCATAGCAATTTGAAATCCGTAAAATGCTCGTGCTTCACTTAGTTGAACTTCACTCATAAAGCGAACACCTAAATTTTCTAATACTATTCCATCACTTGCTGCGAAAAATGCCAAAATCATAGATATAAAATGTCTCTCATCGTCAGATAAATTTTCCCAATCTTTATTGTCTTTTGATAAATCAATTTCTTCGGCCCTCCAAAATAAATCTTCTGCTTTTTTATACATTTTCCAGATGTCTTGATCCTTAATTGGAAACATTACATAACGATTAAGGTCTTCTTGTAACAATGGCTCTACAAAATTTTTGTTCATCCTAAATAATATATGTATAGATTTTTATATTTTTTCAATATATATTATAAAATTTATATTTTAATTATAAAATTTATATTTTAATTATAAAATTTATATTTTAATTATAAAATTTATATTTTCATAATTTATATACTATGAACTTCAAATTACCTAGAAATATTATTTCTAATAATATTTTAAAAAATGTTTTATATTTAGTAACTTCAGCATTGGCTGTAAGTTATATTATTAATGAACAAAGTTTAGCACTTTTAAGTTTAATAGTGATTGCGTGTGGAGTATATTTAATGAATAAAAGTATTGTTATTGCTTTGCTTGTGTCAATTATAATTACTAATTTATTACTATCAATGAATTATTTAAAAGATTATGAAGTAATAGAAGGAATGGAATCAAAACAACAAAAACAAAGAGTAACAAGACAATCTAGACAAGAAGAACCAGAAGAAGAACCAGAAGAAGAACCAGAACAATAAATAGAGCAGAATTAAAGAAAAACTATTAAAATATAAAAATAAAAATGTTATGTATAAATTTATATTTATATTTATATAAATATAAGTATAAATATGAATATAAAATTCAAATTACCAAGAAATATTATTTCAAATAATATTGTAAAATATGTATTATATTTAATAACTTTTGTATTAGCATTAAGTTATATTATTAATGAACAAAGTTTAGCACTTATAAGTTTAATAATAATAGCGTGTGGACTATACGTATTAAATAATAATATTGTTATTGCTTTGTTTAGTTCAATTATTATTACTAATTTGTTATTGTCAATGAATTATTTAAAAACTACTGATACAATAGAAGATCTTCAAAATAATGACAATTGCTGCAATGGAGCAACATTTTATACTTCAAATTTATTAAATTATAATGCTTTAAGTGAAAATATAAATAATAAAATTAATTGTGAAAATATGGAACGTGATATAACAGCACATCTTGAAAGTATTTCTACTAATGAAACACTAAAAGCCAGATTTTTTTCAAAGTTATATTCAAATAATGATTATATGAAAGCAACAAGTATATGCAGTACTATGGATCCAATTAGTTCTACTTATAATATGAAAGGAACATTATTTAAAAAAACCGATACAAGTTCAAATGTATTAGAAAGTCCTAATACATTACCCAAAGATATATTAGATGTAATAGCATTTAGTAATATTAAAAATAATTTAAATAGTAATGACAAAAATATTTTAGAATTAAATGTAATTGAACCATTACAAATTATGAATAGTAATTTGATGGCTATTATAAGACAAAATAATTTACAAAGACAAGCGACTATTTCAGACTTAACAACTGCTGAGAGAACTCAATTAGCAGCTATAAAAACTACATTAAAAGAATTGTATAATTCATCTAATACACGACTAACAACAACAAAAACAGATACAAAATATACATTATTACGTAAAAATAATGCTACAAATACTTACCAACCAATAGGAACACAATATATATTAAATGTAGACCAATTTTTTGATTGCTCAGGTGTTGTTCAAAATAGTAATAGTGGAACATTGTCAGCATCTGATATAATGGATTTAAGTAATAATAATTATTTTGGAACATCTGGTCGCTCTATTATTCAAGGTGGATTAGGAGATGCCAGTTATAATCCGTATGGAACTTTAACACAAGCAGATTTATACCCAAGTAATAAAGATTTAGAAATGGAATTACGTAGATTAGAAACATTACCTGCGTCAGGAAATGCTCCTGTTAATGTAATAACAAGTTATTTAAGCGCAATAAATAGTTTTTATGATAAACAAATACAAAATTTGACAGGTCTTAAAACAAACACATTTACTAAAGATTCAATAGAAGATATATATAGTATTAAAACAAAACAACCTACATTTTTTACATATGATAATACTTATAATAACGAATATCAATGTCAAGATAGTATAACAGGAAATTCAGCATTTAAAGATTGTGGTCCGGCAGCGTATTATGAAATTCCCAAATTTTAATATAAGTTTGTATTTATAATTTTTATAGTATTTATAATTTTTATAGTATTTATAATATATAATAACTACTATAAAAATTATAATGTATGGTTATGACCCTATATTTTTAGAAAAAAGAAATATAAATGAATGGTTACAAGAATCAGATGATAATATTTTAGTAATTTTTGATAAAAATAGTTTAAACTTTTCTGCGTCACCAAATAGTCCTATGAAAAATAACTCACAAGACAAAGTTTTTTGTTTAAAAAAACAATATTTATTTAACCCAGAAATAAAAGACATTTTTGTAAAATGTTTTATAGAAAATGAACAACTTATGGTAAAAAAAACATATAGTACTAAAGCAACTTATAACAATATTGGATATTATATTAATAAAAATGTATTACTTGACATAAAATCTCTCAAACCTTCATTACACAAGGAACGCATTTTTAAAGTTGTAATAAATAGTGAAGAGGAAGATAAATATGGAGAGAATATGTATATTTCAAAAGAAACTTTGGAATTGTCTAAAATCGGACTATTTAAAATTAAAAAATTAAATGTTGTTGATAAAAAAATAACTAAGAAAAATATACCTTATAAAGAAGAGGTTTACTTTGGAAAGTTATTATCAAATGCATTGTATGACTATTCTTTTAAATGGGACGGTCCAATAAATTCATATTTACGATTTGGTGTTATATACTTTCAAAGTCATATTTTTTTAAAAACATATAAAGTTTATGGACATACAAAAGATAGTGCTCGTGAAGCAATTATAGATAAAATAACAGATCTTGATAAAGCATTTTTAGAAGCAGCACCAAGACATGAGCGACCTTTTAGAACATATTATAGAGGAATGAAAGAACCTTTTACTAATTTGATAAATGTAGGTGATTCAGTAACCATTCCTAACTTTATTTCTATTACTAATAATTATGGAGTGGCATTAAATTTTTCAGATATAAAAAAAACACAATGTTGCATATATGAAATAAATATAGCAAATGGTGTTCCGTATATAAATATGATAAATACAACTAAATACAAAGCTGAACAAGAAACATTATTACCTAGAAATTTAAAATTTACTATTACAAGTAAACATAGTACAGCCACAATTCAAAAATATTTTGTATCAGTTTCATTACAAAATAATGACCAATTCAAAATTCCTAGTGGATGTAGTAAATTTTATTTAGGTAAATTAATTCGTGTTAAGTCATCATATTTAGACTTGGCTACAAAATCAAAAAAAGATGTAGTTATTCTGGAAAATAAAAAAACAACAAATTCAAAACGAGAACGATGCCCTAATGGAACTCGTAAAAATAAAATAACTGGAAATTGTGAACCTATAATTACAACTAATTCTATTATAAAAGAAAGAAACCCTGTAAAGCAAAAAACCAAATCTAAACGATGTCCTAATGGAACACGAAAAAATAAAATAACTGGATTATGTGAAAAAATATAATAATAATTATAATACTATTTTGAAATTTAGTATTTAGTATTTAATTCTTTAATAAAATTCTTTAATATTATTATTTATTAATAATAATATGAGAGATTGTTGTGCTAGCACAAAAAGAGCAAAAAAATGTAAAAGAAAAGATGGAAAACTATTTAGTCTTCCGCGAAAATTTACTAAAAAACGATGTGCTCATATTAAAGGCTTTACTATGCGTTCATCGTGCGCACCATATAAATATTGCTAAATTTGTTTACTATAACTATAAAATAGGAAGGCCGCGGTGGCTCCTAATAACTGAGCAATTACATACACTACAAATTTGGCAGCATCTATTTTTTTAGATAATAACATCATATAGCTTACTGCCGGATTGAAGTTGCCACCAGAAACTTGGCCACCAAAATAAATAACTGATGCTAAAGTAATACCTATTGCTAAAGGATCCCCTGACATTAAAATTACTGCCAAGAAAATAAAAGTTCCAATGAATTCTGTGAAAAATTCTATCAACATTTTATATATATAAAAAAATATAAAATAAAAAATATAAAATATAAAATATAAAGAAAACATTAAACCTATATAAAGTTATGAATAAAGCTGCCACAAAATCTACTATTTATGATCAAGATACAGATTCTGTAAAGTATGTAGATGATACATATGATGGCGAACCATTTTTTAGAAAAAATTATGGTAAACCTCATCCATTCTTAGATTATTCAAAAAAAGCAGAAAGTGAAATAGTTAAAATATTAATGGAACATCCACATCCACATCCTAATATTGTATATTATTATGACATTAATAGTAAATATGTTGACATGGAACAAGTAGAAACACACAAATCAAATCCATTATATAAACCCTCTATGACACGCGAAGACTTAAATGAAATAATAGAAGTAATGAGTAAAGTAAAAGATTTTTTACAAGCACTAGGAATTATGTATATAGATTGGAAATTTGATAATATGGGAAAATCTGTATATGGAAAATATAAATTGTTTGATTTTGATGCGTCTGGACTAATTGATTTAAAAACGCAACAATGGAAACTTAAAGCAAATCCTATATATTGGAGTTATAATGAGGCAATAAAAAATGGAGCAAAAACACCAAAAGAAATTGATAATTGGTCTTTTAACTATAATATTATTGAAGAAGGGGAAAAATTGGTTACAAATACATAAATGATAAAGTTTTACCATAAATAAACATGACTTAATATTTTAGCATTATAGTAACCATTTGATTTCCTTTTTTCTAATGCTATTGCTTGCCCTCTTTTTTTTGTCCCGGAATGCCTATTGAAATAATTTTGCATGCGTTTACGATCATTATGATTTTTATAAGCATATAATTTTAAAGGTGTTCTATCTTTAAATTGTTCATAATCAGATGCGCCAAAATGTATTTTGCGTATTTTTTGTGTTGTTTTATTTTTAACATAGGCTGTGTATTTTTTGCCTGTTATTTTACTTCTCTCAAATTTTATTATTTTTTCACGCATCATTTTATTTTAAATTATATATATTAAAATAAAATATTATAGTCTAATAAAAATAATATTTTATTACACTATAATAAAATACTATGAATGTACCTATTAAATATTTACCTAAACATATAACCAAAAAAGATAAAAAAATAATTTCAAATGAATTAAAAAAATCACGCAAAGCGTATAAAAAAAATAGTTATATTACACGAAAAAAGATTTCTTCATATAAATCCAAACCTTCACAACATATATTAAATGTAAAAAAAATATATAATGTAGATAAATTAGTAGTTAATTCTAATCTCTCCAAAAAAACAGGGTGTTCTATAAGTTCATTGCGCAAAATTGTAAGTAAAGGACAAGGTGCTTATTATTCGTCTGGTTCAAGACCGAACCAAACTAGTCATAGTTGGGGACTAGCGCGTTTAGCTAGTTCTATTAGTGGAGGAAAAGCATCAGCTGTAGATTATAAAATATTAGAAGATGGATGTAGCAAATCATCTAAAGCACTAAGATTGGCAAAAAAGGCAAAAATAAAATATAATTTTGGAACGCGTAGAGTAAGAAAAACTAAATTATTATAACTTGTAAATTTATAACTTGTAAATTTATAACTTGTAATATGTTATTTATTTAGAATACACTAATCCGGCAAATCCATTTTGGAACAATAATATATTATACTTTTCTTCTAGCACGTGTAAGTTATAAGTATATTTATAAATACTAGTAGGATCTCTTGATACTCCTATGGGTGTGCCTGTTTCGTCGCAAATAATTGTAGAATTAGAATTTATCTCATCAATAGGAGGATTACTATAGTTATTATATTCAAATTCAATTGTTTTAAACAAGTTGGTATTAAACGCCCCATTTGGTTGTTGTTTGAACGGATCTGTAGTTAATGAAAAATTATAACAATATAATCCTGTTTTTGAACATGCGCCATTAGATTTATTATATTTTTCTAGTTTGCTAAAAATATTACTATCAAATTCTTGTTCTCTATATTTACCATCACAAATTATAGCAAAATTTTTCATTATTTCACATTGATTTGTTTGTGAATATACATCCGGACTATATCCTGTTATATAAATATTTTTTGAAATATCACCACTATAAGTAAATTGAGGACTATAATATTTATACTGGCTAGCAATACTAAGTTTTTCTAAGTCATTTGGAATTTTATCTTCATATAACCAATTAGTATAATTGGACCATTCATTTCTAGAAGCAACATCACTTCTTTGAAAATACCACATCCAACCACGTATTAAACCCTTTGACTCTATTTTAACTTTGTTTGATTTTATAACTTTTTCAAAATTATATTCATTTATTTCACGTATTAAATAAGTCTGACTATTTTTGGCAAAAAGTTTTCGTTCTGTTTCTTCTAAAAAACATTGTGTGCATATTAAATGAATATTACTATTTATTGTTGTTCTTAAATCTGCGTAATTATCAATATTAAAACTTAAGTCTCTAAATGGTGGAGGATGTATAAATCTTTTAAATTGATAAGCGATCTCGTTTTGACTTGCTTGAATTTGTGGAAAATTGTTATAGGGTATAGGATTTTGGAAATTATCATAAAGCACATCTTTTATTGTATATAATTCCATAATAGGTCTTAATGTAAAATCAATAAATACTTCACTATATTGTAAACATATTAATGGTAATGCCATTAAAGATGACATAGAGAACCAACTATTTATTGGAATATACAAATTATAATCACGTATTGATGGTTCAATACCACTAATATCTGTATTAATGCCATCAATATTAAACGCACTTGGATAATTATTGTTTCTATTATTATAATTTGCTGGGTCATTTAATTCGCTAATATTTCCTGTCATTTTATCAAAAATTGCCTTTTTATGGGCATCAAAATCACGCTCTACTATGTTTTGTAAATAATGACCACTAAATTTTTGTATTGTTGTGCCATCAATAGTTATATTCACTTCTTTAATTATTTGACAACCAATATTTTTAATCCATTTAAACTCATATGGTCTATATTCATTGGTATACTTTAAAACTGGACTCCATATTTTGGGTAGTTTTATTACTAAATACATATCCATTAGCAAATCTCCGTAGCGCAAAATTTTGAAACTAAACTTGGAAATTTTTGTAATATCTAATTCTGTTTGTCCTACTTGATCAATTCTGAATTTTTGTAATCCAAAATTAGTATATTTAGAATAGGTTGACTTAAAAAAACTTTTAGTTGGATTGCCGGTCAAAATAATATTTTGATTGCCTAGCGCAATTAAATTTAATAGTCCACCTGCCATTATTAATTAATATAACATTATAATTTTTATTTATGTATTTTTATTTATGTCATAATATATTTTAAATTTTTTATAGTAATTATAATATATAGTAATTATAATATATAGTACTTATAATTATTATGCCACCATCCACAAGAAAAGAATCGCAAGAACCAGAAAAAAAAGTACCATCAGGAAAACAAGTCATGACTGGTGTTTATAATACAGTAAAAGATGCAGGAATTCTAATGACAACGCTAGGAATTATAACAATATTATTAATAGCTTTACTTATTTGGATTTTTCATAAAATAGGATTACAAAAAGAATCATGCCAAAAATTAGAGGTTGCTTATTCGAAAAAACAAAACTTTACATATTTTAATGGTACAAATAGTATTAAACCTGATGCCCAAGCACTATTTGATAATTCAAATAGTACATTAATTAACTATTTTGTTAAAAGCTCATATAACAGTTGTTGTGGAGACGAATATAAGAATAATTTTGTTGCTTTATGTGCTTTAGAGAAATGTATTTTTAATGGTTTTAGATTTTTGGATTTTGAAATTTATTCATATAATAATGATCCAATAGTTGCTTCATCAACAGCAAATAATAATTTTATTAAAGAAACATATAATGCTTTACTATTAAGCGAAGTATTAAAGACAATAACAGAAAATGCTTTTGACGCAACAAAAACTGATTGTCATAATGACCCATTAATATTAAATTTTAGAGTAATGAGCACAAATGTAACTATGTTAGAAAAAATGAGTGATTTATTAGAAGAATATTTAGTTCTTAAAAGTAATTTTAACTATTCATTATTAACATCAAAAGAAGCAGATGTATTGAATACAGAAATGAAAGCGCTATACAAAAAAATCATAATTATTTGTGATTTTAATACTGCTCCAGGAATTCTTGATCAAAATTCTGCCAATTCTAAATTAACAAAACTTAAAAATTATATTAACTTAAAAGCTATAGGTAACAATTGTAATACTTTTAGACTTAGGGAAATAGATACTAAAAACGGAACTCCGCAATTTTTAGACGAAACGAAAAGAAAATTTACAATAGTATTACCACATTTAGAGAATTCTAAAATAAATTTTGATAGTGTTACTTCTTTTAGAAATGGATGTCAAGCAATTTGTATGAAGAATCAAAATAACGATACTAATTTGATTGGTTATAATACTAATAATTTTTCAAAATTTTCTTGGAAAATAAAACCTGCAGGCTTAATAAATGAGGCGTCCTTAAATTTAAATTTTCGACCGGGAATAAATTTACGTAATCCACCACAAGGAGGTGGAGGCAGTGGTTGGTATGGTACGGTCACTATTACGGGTTCTGGAACCGGCAACATTTCTGTTAATGTTAAGGTATATAAAACAGATCCTACACGTTATTTTTTAAATCAGCGATTAAATGTAGGTAGTTCTGTAATAGACATACCAATTACATCAAGACTTGCAAATACTGATTCAAAATTATTTTTTGAAATGACTGATACTGGCACCAGCACAATTTTAGGAAATGTTTCTATAACTGGTGGTAGTTTTATAAATGGTAGTACTTATAACGGTTACATAGATGAAATATTACCAACTCGACTAGGAACGCCTATAACTATTACTTGGTCGGGTGAATTCAATCCATAGTATTAATAGTAGTCATATAATATTTCAACATAAAGTGGATTATTAAAAATTTATATAACATATTAATTATATTTTATATATATAATATAATTATATGAAAGAATCATATGAAGAAAAAGAATTGAAAATATTAAGAAACGCAATAGATAATGCTACATATATTATTGGAAAAAAATTAGTCCAATCAGATACTATTAAAAATATTATTAGCATATTGGAAACTTTTTTACGAACACATAAAATATTATGTTATGGCGGAACTGCGGTAAATAATATACTTCCAGAACAATATAGATTTTATAATAAAAATATTGAAATACCTGATTATGATTTTTTTTCACCTTACGCTATGGAATATGCGAGAGATTTAGCAAATATATATTATAAAGCAGGTTATGAAGAAGTGGAAGCAAAATCAGGAGTTCATAGTGGAACATATAAAGTATTTGTAAATTTTGTTCCAATTGCCGATATTACTTTATTAGACAAGAAATTATTTCAAAATGTCTCTAAAAAAGCAATAAAAATTAATGGAATTAATTATTGTCCGCCTAATTTTCTACGTATGGCAATGTATCTTGAATTATCACGCCCAATGGGAGATGTATCTAGATGGGAAAAAGTCCTAAAACGTATTAGTTTATTAAATAAAAATTATCCACTAAAAGGTATATTATGTGATAAACAAGATTTTCAAAGAAAATACGAAGGAAAAGAAGAGGATCAAGCAGCCATATATGAAATTACCAGAACTTCATTTATCAATCAGGGTTTAGTTTTTTTTGGAGGTTACGCATCAACTTTATATAGTAAATATATGCCATATAAAGAAAGAAAACAAATTTCAAATATTCCAGATTTTGATGTATTAAGCGAAAATCCACAAGAAAGTGCTACTATTTTGAAAGAACAACTAATCTATGAAGGTTATAAAAATGTAATAATTTTTAAAAAACAACCAATCGGAGAATATATTGATATTCATTATGAGGTTATTGTAAACAATGATGTTATAGCATTTATTTATAAACCTACTGCCTGCCATAGTTATAATGTAATAAATATTAATGGACAAAAAATAAAAGTAGCATCAATAGATACTATATTAAGTTTTTACTTAATATTTATATATGCAAATAGACCTTATTACGATGAAAACAGATTGTTATGTATTGCTGAGTATTTATTTAAAGTTCAGTTAAAAAATCGTCTTCAACAAAAAGGTTTGCTGCGAAGATTTAGTGTATTATGTTATGGAAAGCAAAAAACATTGGAAGATATGAGAGAAGAAAAAGCCAAATTATATGCCAAAATTAAGACAAACGAAGTATCGCGTAATTCAAAATTATATAATATGAATTTTTTTAGATATATACCTAAAGAAGATTATGATATTAAAAATAAATCAAAAAAAAATATAAAAAAACGTGCTAAACGCACAAAGAAACGCAAAAATTATTAAACTATGTTTGTATTTGTAGGGACAATTTTATTTATACATCATAAAATATTCTACACTTTTTGTTTTTTGTTGATGCCAATTTATATTTCTTACAAGGAGTTTTTGTAGATCTTAATTTTAATAAATTAAGTTTATTATATATTTCTTTATTTATTATTTTTTGGTTTGGTTTTTTTTTATTAAAAATATATTTTACATAAGAAATATAAGGAGCAAACAATTTTGTATTCTCTACTTCTGGATGTCCTTGAAATCCAAAAAATGGATATTTTTTATGCTTGACTATATCTACAAATTCTTTTTTGTTTTTATCTAAACTAGTAGCAATAACTTCATAATTTTTTATTTTATATTTTGCATCTAACGCTAGTTTATGACTATGATATAATTTTTTAGTTTTATTAAAAGTTGTTTTAAATAAGTTTCCCATAGTAGTATTTTTAAATTTTGGTATTGTTTTAATACCATGCGAGTTTACATTGATAAAAGTATTTTTTATATTTTTATTTGATATAGAATGTTTATTTTCAATTAAAATCATACTTTGATGACTATGACATATTGATAATATTGGTATTATTATTTTATTAGAAGCAAGTAATTTTACTTTTTTAACTATATATTTTTGTATTAAAAAATGTCGCATTAAAAATTTGTTATTATAATAATTACCACGATGATGTGAAGTAAATAATAACCCATCTAAATTAGGCAATATTTTATTTAAATCTAATTTGGAAATAGTGTATGGAATTATAATATAATCAAATGAATTTTGTTTTAAGAAACTTAGTATGTCTGCTGTTAAAAATATTTTATTAGATACAATTTGTCTCTTAGTAACTGGGTCTTTTATATAAGGAGTAGGTAAAATACCTATTAAAGGTTTAGTCCTATTCATAGTATTACTATTATTAGTAAATATATTTACATTAAATAATGAAAAAATTATTTACTACTTCTAGTTTCAAGTAATAATTTTTTTCTTTTACAAAATATTTAATCGTAACCAAATACTTATAAAATATATGAAAAAATATGAAAAAATATATAAAGTGTAAAAAAATTTATATATTTTTTATAACTAATTATTAATTATTATTAAAGTATATTTACATTCTTGGGAAACCAACCAAATTAGCACCAATGCCAAAACCAGCACCAGATCTAGCAGTTACACCCATGGTAGGAATGAAAGTATCTAAAATAGAGAATGTAGCAGCAGCCATTAAGGCAATAATAGCAATTTCTTCCATTTTCAATGGTTTTTGTGGAATGACAAAAGCAACAATTGCCACCATTAAACCTTCAATCAAATATTTCACGGCTCTTTTAACTAATTCACCCATACTGAAATTCATTTTGTTTTATAATAATACTCGAGAAAAAAATTATATTTATACACAAATTAAATTTAATTTAATTTAATTTAATTTAATTTAATTTAATTTAATTTAATTTAATTTAATTTAATTTAATTTAATTAAACTATATAAAATTGCCTAAATAATTATTATTTATAATTTATTTAATATAATGTTTAAATTTAATACTTAAAATTATTTTAAAATACTAATTTATAAAATGTTTAATAAAAAATCTTCTAAATCTAAAGATAAAGATAAAGATAAAGATAAAGATAAAGATAAAGATAAAGATAAAGATAAATCAGTTAATAACTTAGAAAAAGCAAAATATGTAGATTTATTAGATGAAGACAAACCTATAGGTGGTCAAAAATACGTATGTCTAAGTTTTATTTCTCCTGAAGACCATATTAAAAATAAAGAATTATTTTATTTTGAAAAATTCCTAAAGAACTTTGAGTTTAAAAAAACTTTTGAAAAATATACACAATTTTTGAGTTTTTTAGCATACAAATATAATTTAGATTTTAATAAGTTAAGCAAAGATATGGAGGAATTCGTAGAAGAGGAAAAAGAAAATTTATTTTTAACTACATTAGATGATGAATATAAAACATTTATTGATGCTAAAGAAGAACTATTACAAAAAGAGTATAATGAATTGCATGAATTTCAAACAAATACAAGAGGCATTAAAGTTAGAGGTGTATTTGGTTCACAAGAAGAAGCAGAAATGAGGTGTAAGATGTTAAGAGAACAAGACCCAAATCACGATGTTTATGTTGGTGCGGTTGGTATGTGGATGCCTTTTCATCCAGAAGCATATAAAACAGGACGTGTAGAATATTTAGAAAAAGATTTAAATGAACTTATGAGTCATAAAAAGAAAAATGATGAAATTTCTAAAGAACAATTTAAAGAACGTGTAAAAGAAAGTAAAAAGAAAGCAATTCAAGAAAATATTGCTAAAGCTCAAAAAGAAGGTAATAAATTAATGCAAACTATTGATGAAGAAGGTAATTTAATAAATGCGGACAGAATGGATGTTCCTGGCAAAAATTTACTTTTTGGCAACAAAGAAGAGGATGATGTATCTACTGCTGATTTGCGCAAAGAATTATTTGAGGCCGAAGACGTTATTGTGGGAAGAAAGAAAGATGACGATCACGGATTAGGAGAACTATTAGAAAGACAAAAAGAACGTGCTAAAAAAATAGCAACATCAGAAACAACAAAAGGAGAAATGAGCAATTTAGAACTATTGGCTGATTGTGCTATAAAAGAAATTAAAGATTAAAGATTAAAGATTAAAGATTAAAGATTAAAGATTAAAGATTAAAGATTAAAGATTAAAGATTAAAGATTAAAGATTAAAGATTAAAGATTAAAGATTAAAGATTAGTTATTTATATATTTTCTAAATTTATAATATTTATTGAAAAATATTATAAATAAATTTCTTACCATTTTGTTTTGCGCACATTTATTTTAGGTCCTTTTTTCTTATCTCTTATATTTGGGTCATACATTTCTTCTTCATTATCAGAATCTAAATTTTTGCTAATTTCCCAAAATTCTTTTGAACCTAATTTGAATGCTTTATGATGGTCTGCTTTATACCAAAAAATTTGATCCTGTAATTTATTGGATTTAGCATTATTATTTATTACTAAACACTCAAAATTTTCCGTACATTGATCCATTACTTGACAAAAACTTTCGAAAGTTGGAAACATACCAGCATAATTCTCATAAATACGCCGCCTATTTGCTATATATGGTTCACGTAAAATAAAAACATAATCAATATTTGTGCGCAAATTTGGAGGAATACCTAAAGGATATTGCATAGTGATTACTAACATTATTTTCCAATGACGTCCATTCATAAAAAGTAGACGCATCATTTTATCTTTAGTCCAACTACCATCATATAAACAATCGTCTAATATAACAAACGCACGTGGGTCTATATTTGATTTTTTATAAACCTCTATTTCTTTTTTTACTTGCTTCAATACTGTTTTTTGCCTTTTTAAAATATTTTCTATAATAGCAGTATTATATTCATCGTGAATAAAAAGTTTTGGAACATGTTCAGCATAAAAACCATTACCGGCTTCTGTTCCACTAATTACAGTTCCAATCGGTATATCTTGATGATAATAAAGAAGATCTCTTACTAAATATGACTTGCCTGTATCACGACGACCTATTAAAACAATAACAGGACCTTTATTTTCATCCGGTCTAAAACTAATAGTTTTAATATCGAATTTTTTTAATTCTAATGTCATTATGTTTAATAATAATATTATATAATCCAAGATTTAACTAAATAATCTTAGATTTAAACATAATAATATTTAGTAATATTTAGTAATTATTTAGTAATTATTTAGTAATATTTAGTAATATTTAGTAATATTTAAAAAGATTAATTGTGTTATAAACAAGAAAAATAAGTATTTTTAATTTATTAAATGGAATTAAACTATAGAAAAAATAACAACAAACAACTATTTGAAACTATTTGCGACGACAAGTTTTTAGATATAACAAATATACAAAATTATTTTCCATTATACAATAACTATTTTGATTTAAATGTCAACAATTACAATACTATTAATCTAAATAACAGTTATAAATTAGAAACTATAACAAATAAAATTAATTACAATAAATTTATTGGTGAAATATGTGATATTTGTAATAACAAATTAAGCAAAGATATTTTTATTAAGTTTAGTCCATTAATAGATCCAGTTAAATATATGTTAGGAAAATATGATAATAGTTATAATATTTTAGAATTACCTAAATTTTATAGTAGTGACCATGTAAATAGCAATAATGACTATCATAAAAAATATAAAAAAATATTAGACTCCAATAACTCAGCATACATTGATGGATTTTTCTCCTTTTTATCGAGTTGCTTATTAAACAACTATAGTTTTTATAATGGATTAAATTATTATGGTGCATTTTTAGGAATAAAAAATAATTTTAAAGTTAATATTTCCGAAGATTTAGAATTTTTAAATGAATCAGACCATTTCCATAAACATAGAAATAATCTATTTAAGATTGAAGCAAGTGAAAAAATGAAAAATATTTTTGGTAAAACTAATAAAAATAAAAAATCACTACTAATAAATAGTACTAGTAATAATGAATTAAATATTGAAGACTTAAATATTGAAGACCTAAATATTGAAGACTTAACTATCGAAGACTTAACTATTGAACAAACTTGTTTAAAAAATAAATCATTAAACCAAGAAGAATTGGAATTAACATATGAGAATTTAGATATTTTAGATAAATCTTCTATAAAATCAAGTAATCATAATACAAGCAAAAATGAAACAAGTAATTCAGAGTCTTGCTCTTCCAGGTCATCAAATACAGAATCATTAGATACAAATACAACTATGTCAGATGAATCAAGTAGTGAAGAAAGTTACGATGATGGCGAAGAAGTATTTTGTTCAATAGACAAATTTCCTGTTGAAATTATAGTATTGGAATGTTGCGAAGATACATTGGATTCTTATATTTCTAGTAAAAAAATTAAAGATGATGAATGGGAGTCTATTGTTTTACAAATATTATTTACATTAATTACATATCAAAAAGTTTTTCATTTTACTCATAATGATCTACATACAAATAACATAGTTTATGTAGCAACCGAAAAGAAATATTTGTATTATAAATTTAACAATAGCCATTATAAAGTTCCTACATTTGGCAAAATATATAAAATAATTGATTTTGGAAGAGCTATTTATAGATTTAAAAATAAATTTATATGTAGTGACAGTTATTCAGAAGATGGAGATGCTGCTACACAATATAATTGTGAACCTTACTTAAATGAAAATAAACCACGCTTAGACCCCAATTATAGTTTTGATTTATGTCGCCTAGGATGTAGTTTGTTTGATTATTTTATTGATGATTTGGATGATATAAAAAAATTAAAATCCCCTATTAAAAAACTAATGATTGAATGGGTTTTTGATGATAAAAATAAAAATATATTGTATAAAAATGATGGTTCTGAGAGATACCCAGATTTCAAATTATATAAAATGATAGCGCGCAATGTTCATAAGCATACGCCACAAAATGTATTAAAAAAACCGCTATTTGAGAATTATGTAATAGCCAAAAAGAAAATAAACAATCCAGAAGCAATATTTAATATTGACGAGTTACCAATTATGGCGTAATAAATTTTTATATTATATATTTTATAATAAATTACGAAATATATAATATTTTATTAAAAATCTGGTTCATTTGTAAAAGCACTTAGAGATTCTTTTGAATTACCTATTATTTCATTAATATTTAGTTGTTCTAAACCAAACATTGAAATCATACTACATAAAAATACTATTAAACTATCTTTTGTTATGTCTTTTAATGATATATCAACTTTAGTTATATATTTCATATCTATTATTTTATAAATCATAAATATAATACTAATTGCTATTGAGGGTAATATAAAATTCATTTATTATTATAAAATAAATGAATTTTTTATATATAACGAATTAACTTATAAATTTATTAATTTATAAACTTATTAGTTATTATAATTCTTCAATATCTAAATCTAAATCTGATTTTTCATCATCAGTACTTATTTCAGTTTTTAAATCTAAAATATCTAAATCTATTTCATCTGGGTCATTTTTTATATTTTTAATATTTAATTCACTTGCTGGAACTTTCATTTTATCTATTTTTAATTTATAATTATCTTCAGTATCATTATCTGACTCATTATTAGATTCACTATTTGTTTCATCATTAGATTCATCCTTATAAGTAGACTCTAATTTTGATACAAATGAAGTTATTTTTGAAGCACCATTATTTTTAACTATTTCTAAATTGTCTTCGTTTAAATCTTTTGTAGCATTTTTAAGTGCGTTCTTTAAATTTGTTTTGCTTTCTTCTTTTATTTTTTCGAGCGCATCTTTCTTAATTTTTTCCAATTCTTTTGCTTCCTTCAATTTATTAAGTTTTTCCAATGCTTCTTTATCTGTAACAATTTCTTTCTTTTCTTCCACCTCAACATCTGTCTCTTGTGTCTCATCTAAATACATTTGCAATATATGCTCAATAGGAATACTCTCTCTAATAGTATTTAAAATACACTCTTTAACTATTAATTCTAATTCTCTATTATTTTTTTGTATTTGTAGTGGTTTTATATTTAGTTCAAATAAATATATATTGACATATACTTTTCTGGCAACATTTATATATGTTTTATGTATAAATTTACCTAAATCAGGTATATCTATATTAATTTTCTTTTGTTTTAATCCTACGCGTGATGATGTTAATGATTTTAATTGAGTAATATGAACACACGATAATAAATCTTCTAAATAGTTACATGCGCTTGATGTAATTATTCTTTGTTTCTCATTTTCAACTATTTCATAACTCCATTTTGGTATATTATTTAAAAAATTTTGAAATGTCATTAAATATTTGGAGTCTTCATCGTTTTCTTTACATACATTGTAGGCTTCTGAAAAAACAGATCTTAAACCTTCAATAATACAGGGTGCCAATGTATTAGTCAATCTAGCACACCACTCATTTTTCGATTCAATAATAGTTGATAATGTAAAATCATCCATATTTATAATTTAATCTTTATTTTTTAAATAAAAATTAAACTAAATTGTTTATTTAATTGTTTAATTAAATATTATTAAATAATGAAAAGTCAATAATACAATTAGTATTATAAAAGTATAATAATATAAATATTAAAAATTCTTCACACCTTATTTCCTTTTTATAAATATCAAAAAAAAATACAAATTTTAAGAAGTCAGATTTAAAATTAGAATTATTTGTAAAATATTCTAATAAATTATTAGCACTAATTCCTTTATTATATATTAATGAACTAAAGTTGAGCAATACTATATTTTTAGAATTGTCATTTAAATCTACCATAGCATTATCCAAATTTTTAATGATTATTGCTAGTTTGTTGTTGAATTTATTATTGTTACTATTATTTACTGCCAAAGACTTATAAATAGTATTTAAATTATTAGTATTACAAAATATTTCACAAAATCTGGATAATATTGGTCTAATAATTTTTGACTTATTTGCCGTAACAATAAAAAATCTCGTATTACTATATATTTCAATTGATCTTCTTAGTGCTGATTGGGCGTCTAATGTTAAACTATCCGCATTTAATAACACAATAGATTTGAAATTTGTTATATTTTTATGAATTATTGTGTTGGCAAAAAATCTTAGATTGTCTCTTATAAATTTTATATTTCCTTTGCCTAAACTACAATTCAATATAAGTGTATTATTTTCAATATTTTTATAATTTTTATAAATATATAATAATAGTTGTTCTAATAAAGTTTTTTTTCCAATTAAATTATTTCCATATAACAACAAATTTGGTAAATTATTTTTATCATGTAACTCTTTCAAATTTTGTAACATTATTTAAAAGTAAAAAAAAATATTTAAATTAAAATATAATTATAGTATTATTATAGTATTATTATAGTATTATTATAGTATTATTATAGTATTATTATAGTATAATAGTATAATAGTATTATTATAGTATAATAGTATAATAGTATTATTATAGTATAATACATATATTATACTATGTTTTATATATATCATATATTATTTTTTTTATGTAACCTTAATGAATTATCACGTAAATTATTTGAAAAAAATACTAATAAAATTATTGGTGCTGTTAATAATAATTTAATAGTTAAGTATCCTAATAATAATCTTAATATTATTTATGAAAAACGCATTAAATCTAAAAAGCGTATTATTTCAAAATTACAAAAATTTAAAATACCATATGATATATATGGATTAAGAATTATATATAATGATGATGATGACTATTATAATACTAATATTGCGTATGTTATAAAAAATATTATATATAATAATTTCAATACATTAGATTTTATAAGTGATGATTATATAGCAAAACCAAAATACAATAATTATCAAAGTTTACATCTTTATGTTGTGTGTAATTTATTAATAGAAATTCAAATAAGAAATACTAATATGCACAATATATCTGTTAATGGGTCAGCATCGTATTATTATTAAATAAAGTTTTTAATAGTGTATTAATATTAAAAAATTTATATTTTTAAGCAACGCTTGTGAGAGATTTTGTATAAGGATTATTTTTAAATGCGCTTAATAATGATTCATCCATTCTGGACGCATTATAATTTACATCATAACTTTGCATTCCATTTAGTTCTCCCATAAATTCACGTGAAGGTATAATACTTTGACTATTATTGCTAATTAATTGTCTATTTTGTTGAAAAACAGAATCATTACGAGAGGTTGTAGAATTATTATGATTATTAAATAAACTCATATTTCCTTGGTTTGGACGAGACTCATATGTTTTATTTGCGATATTTTGTTGAGCATAAGCACTATTATAGGGTCTTAAACCTTGAACATTTGAATTTCCATTACCAATATACTCTTTATTTGTGCTTGTTCTTTGATTATTATAATTTTGATGTTCGGTTACCATATAAGCATTTCCAGTATTATTTTGTCCTTGAACGTTTACATAATTCATATTTATTTTATTTGTTGTCATTTCTCTATTTGTAACTTTTGTTTTGTCGTGTGAATTAAATAAATGCCCTGTAGGTGTTAATCCGTTTACATTACCTGTTTCACGTAAATTACCTATTACATTTTCTTTGCGTGTAGGTCTAAAAATGTCTAGTATAGGAGCAATTGCTGCCTTTGCCATTCCATAAACTCCTCCAAATTCATTGCCCTCCTTAGAAGTTGAGCGATTATTATTTAACATATTATAACTTTGCGAACCATAATCATTAGGATTTGCGTAATTTGTTCCAGTAGCACTAGCATTGCTTAATGGAAGTCCTGATAAATTTTGTCGTTTTGTGTCTTCAAATTCAGTATTAGTATATGTAGCTTGACCACTTTGCGCACTTGAGCCTGAACCATAATATTCGCGTGTTGTATCACTTCTATTTTCCATTGGAATTAATTGGGTGCTTCTTATTGGAGGTGCTTGTTCTACGCCTGTTGTTGTAAACCAGCGCGTTGGTCCTGACTCATATGATTTATCTGGTAAATGTTTTTCAATAACACCTATTTTACTATTGGGTCCTGCCATTTTTATGGGATGTAAAGCCGGACCTTGGTGACCATCTAAATCAAAAGTAGTTTTGGGTTTATTTTCAGCACGTAAGTCATCTACAGATTTAGGCATCCACGACTCGCGTGCCATCATTCCAGAATTGAATCCACCTCCGCCTTGTGTTCCACCAACATTAAAACCATCTGCGTTTTGAGAACCATATCCCATATTAAGACCTGGTCCAACACGTTGCGGTTCCCATAATGTTACATTAGACATCTTCATTGATTCGTTCATACGAGATTGAAAAAAATCACTATTATTAGGAGTTCCATATGGACGATGTGAATTTTCATCTGGTCTAAATAATGGGGCTACTTCAGATTTTGAAAATTGCTGACTTCCATTTCCTTGTTTAGAATCTAATATAGATTCTGTTAAATTTAAATCACCGCTATAACCACGTAATTTTCCACCATAATAATGTTGCATATTATTATGTCTGAACTCATCTAAATTTGCTTGTTGGCCGGATAATAAATTTACTTGCGTATTTATAGTGGGATTGACTTGTGGTGTTACTTCTTCTTTATAATTTGAGAAGTTCTCGGTTTGCCCAGCTCCTCCTGATAAAAATTCTCGTTTTTGAATTTTTTCTTGACTTGCACTATTTTTAACTGCAGCCTTTTTTTCTTGCTCTGATAAAATATATATACTTCCTAATATTACAATAGGTATTGCCAAAGCTGCCATAATATTTTAATATATTATAATATTAAATATATTATTTAATAATGTAATAATGTAATAATGTAATAATGTAATAATGTAATAATGAACAAGTTTTTCTAAATTATACGTTTGTTATATTTCTCTCAAGATCGTAACTATTATTTTGCTGAAAATAATCTTTTTGAACTATTCTTGAACTAATATTATTATGAAAAGGAATACATATATTTTCTTGAGGATTTAAATGTAAATATTTGAAATTATTAGGCACGCTTAAAGTATCATTTTTTATATTAAAATTATTAATTTCTCTATATACCCAAGATGGATGAGTAGCACGAGATTGACTTGTAATTTCATTTTCATTACTTGAATAATTATTTACATAATATTTATTATGGGTATTTAAATAGTCAGCATAATTATTTTCTTTAATAGTATCACGATTTAATTTTCTATGTAAAGAAAACAAATCACTTTCTAAATCTGTTTTATTATTTGATAAATTTGCACCCCATTTTTGCGGTTTAACATATGGATCACTAAAATACGATGGATCCATTCCGTTTCCTGGAACATTAATGTTATAATTTCCAATATTTGTAGATTCCTCTAAATATTTCTGTATTCTACAAGGGTCATCGTAAAATCTAGTAAATGCCATTTATATTAATATTATAATATTAATAATAATTTTAATTTAAGATTTTCTTAATTTATAAATATGGAATATATTCCATGCTATTATTATCATAAATAGTTACTCTAAATGTATCAGAATAGCCTTCTACAAATACAGTATCACCATTATATAAATTGTCGCAACCTTGTGATGACGTACAACTTTTATTTTTAAATCTAATAGGTAATTTTATCATTCCATTTTTATCGTTCATAGTGTAAAAATTCCATTTGTCTCTATTTGAAAATAGAGGTCTTCCTAATAAGGGCAATATTGTTTCTGTTCCATTTATTCGTGTTAGTATACCAATTTGTCTATACTCACTATTACAAGATTGTGTTGGCACATTTATAGGTATTTTTGCCCCATTATAATTAGAGTTGTTAACTATTCTATCATCACGTAGAGGGGCACTATATGGATTTAGTAAAACATCATTTTCTCTGTTGTTATGAGAGTTTCCTAAAAATGGTATTAAATCAGAATTATAATGATTATTGTAATTATTGTGGTGATTATGGTGATCATGGTGATTATGGTGATTATGGTGATTATGGTGATTATGGTGATTATAATTATTGCTGTTATTACAATTAGCACAAGTTAACTTATTACATCCGCATTTATTTGTTTTATTTAAATTTTGATTATATTTAATATTCATAAAATATAATATTGCTACTATAAGTAAAACAAAAAATAATAATGTATAGTTTTCTATACACAATATACCAGGAGGACATTTTCTGGCCATATTATTTATAATAAACACATATTATAAATAATAGCAACTATAAATTTGTTTCATAGTAATATTATTAAATTATGAGAGTCTGTAAATAGTGGGGGGATCTACATCATCATGTCCAGCCAACATACTATTTAATTCAGATTGAGTACTTTCTTTTTTACTCTCGTGGTTATAACTTTTATTTGCTATTTTAATTCCGGCTTTTTGAACTTCGTTTATAATATAACTTTTACATGGATTGGGAGGTGGTTTATTATTTTTGGCACCTTTTTTTAACTCGTCTCCTTCTTTATTTGCTTTCTCTCTTATTTGTGCCATTACTTCTAAATTTTCTATTTTATTAGTATTGAACTTGTTTACTAAATTTATACTGCTACTATTTAATATTGTATCTATATTAAAAACCCTTAACATAATTATAATGACAAATCCTATAACATAAGTAAAATTTTTATAAGAACTATAAACTAATATAAAAAATATAAAATATAATAGCAACATTATATAATTTTTATTGAGTAAATACACAAACAATCTATAATATGTATAAAAAAATATAATATAAAATATAATAGTATAATTTAAATATTTAAAGTTGTGTAATTTATTATTTATTATATCTACTATATTTGATTTCATAATATTAGTATAGCACAATATAATTTATAGTGCTATAAATATTTTGCATTATAAATTATATTAAGTTATTAAGTTATTAAGTTATTAAGTTATTAAGTTACTCTGTTTTCAAATCCGAGAGAGTTTTTGTCGCACTACTAAACATATTTGTTAGTTTAGATAAATCTAAATTACCAATTGAACTCATTGCCTCGTTTAATGCAGGGGTCATAGTTTTCAGTTGTTTAATTAATTCATTTTGTTGCTTAATAAGATCTTTTGTATCAGTTGATATTGATTGAATATTATCTTTTCCCATAATTTTTTCTAAATTATCATATGCTTGTTCCATTTCTGTTGCCTTTCCTAATTGTTTCTGCATTTGGTCTTTATTAGGAATATTATTAAATAATGCTGGTGATAATTGTGTTAAAGCCTCTGCGTTGTCGGAATTAGAGGTTTTGGATGGAATATTTTCATCTGCCGAAACTTTCTTCATTGGACGAACCTTTTTTGATGAACCTTTCTTATTTGATGAAATATTATTATTTGATGGATCACTAATATCTTCTAATCCTTCTAATCCTTCTTTATATACAAAGTAACTGCTTAACATAGTTGCTACACTTGTTGATATAATTGACGAACCTAGAACTATTGTCATATTTTTGGTAAAACTATACGCTACTCCTCCTGCTAAGAAAAACAAGAATATAGCACTAACTTCTGAATTCATTATATTTCCAATTAATGTTATAAAAGCTATTATTGCGACAATATATAAAGTTATTTTATTATTTACCAATTTATTAAACATAGCATTAGAACTCTTTTTTTTCATACTTTTACTCATACTTTTCTTTATATAATATTAGAAAAGAATAAATTTAATAAAACATAGTATTATTATAAATATTACTTTATTAAGTTATTTAATATAGTAATTTCATTATCTATTTTTTTCATTTTATCTAAAGTTTGCCGAATATATATATTTTTATCCTTTTTTTCTAAACTATTTAAATATTCTAAAAGTTTTAAGAGCGCTTCATTTTGTTTGTTTTTAAAGGTTAATGTATTTTCAAATTCTTTCTTTCTTATATTTAACAATTTTTCAAGTGTCTTTCTTTTAGTTTCATCATAGTTAGGCAAGTTACGTTTTAATTCTTTATATTCATTAATAAATTCTTCTTTGTCATTAACAATATGTGTAATTAAATCTTTTACTTTGTTATCATAAATCGCAATATTTTCTCCTAAACTTTTTACCATAATGTTATATATATTTAATTTATAACATTATAAAATATTATTAAATATCATAAAAAATATCATAAAAAATATTATAAAAAATATTATAAAAAATATTATAAAAATAATATTAAATATTTTATCTCAAACTAGTATTATAATAAGTTTGTAATTGTGAATTGGATAATCCTATTCTTTGCTCTTGAGTTAAATAATTATTTGCTGTAGTATCATAGTCACAATTAGGTTCCCATTCGCAAAAAACATAATCCGTAAGTTGATTTCTTACATTTACCATGTTTGTTTCGGAGTCCCAGTTATAATTAACATTATATAATGGTTGACATTTACTACTATTGGTTGGATTAATTTTACATTTTGAACAATTAGCGAAATTTTCTAATGTATCATTAGTATTATTATTATTATAGAAATATAATACATAAATACTTGAAATCACTATAAATCCTATAACAAAAATTTTGAATAAATTTTTTAAATCTGTATTATTTTTCATATTATATATGTTATTCTTCTATAATATACTAATATTTTTATAAATTTTTTTATTTTATAAATTTTTAATATACTAAATACTAAATAAAAAAGCAAAAATTAGAAGTTTAAAGTATATTATTTTAAATATTTTATATTTATATATAAACTATGGATAAAACAATTGAAACACAATTTAAAATAATTAAAAGTATATTAGAACCATTAATAAAAAGTAAACAAGCATACGATAAAATACTTGAAGAAGTACAAATAAGACAAGAAAAAATAGCAGCCACAAAAATAAGCAATGCCTATAAATCATATAAATCTATAAATGCTAGAAAAAACGAAGCAGCAACCTCAATAGCGCAAGCCTATAAATCTAAACTTCAACTAGTTGACGAAAATAAAGCCATATCCGATGTTTTATGTGAAATTAGTTCAATACGAGATATATATAGAAAAAATATAAATGAAATATTAACAAGACGTGGAACACCAAAAAAACTAAGCAATTTATATTTTTACTTTTGTAAATTTGGAAATAAAGTATTAGGTTATTCGCCTGTATCAAAAATACCTTCTATAATAGAAGAAATAGTTGGTTGTGTATTTGTTAATACTAGTTTTGCTTCAACAAACTTTGATGGCATAACATTTAGACAATCTAAATTTTTAAATGTGAATAAAGATAATCCAATATTAAAACGATCCCCATTTTATAAAACAACAAAAACTCAATACAATTTTAATACAGATGACTTCAAGTTTCAAAATGTAAGATTAATTGAATCTCGATTTATAGATTGTGAGTTCTTTAATATTGATTTTGCATCTAATAAATTTTTTGATTCTACTAAAGTTGAAATTAATAATATATTACCTACATTTAAAAATTGTAATTTTACTGGTGGTTCAATTTTTCACGATAGAAGTTATGGTCCTGCATATAAATATAAAGATCCACCACTTAGCAAATATAATATGCTATATTATACTTTGTTTGATTTAGATAAATTGCTTGCTAGTGATAAACATTTAATGATAAAACCAGATGGTTCATTAATGACCCCACTTGAAGAAACATCACATCCTGCTGAAATTGTTTTTGAAGATTGTAAATTTACAAAAACAGGTATAAATTATGATAAACTTACTATGCCAGGTAATAGAAATATTATGTTTATAAATTGTGTTTTTAATTCAAATATGTTTGTAAAAGAAAATTTTAATTGTTATCATTTCCGCAAATGCTCTTTTAATAATGTTTCATTTATTGAATGTACGTTTGCTTATAGTTATTTTGAAGAATGCACTTTTAAAGATACATTATTTAGAAGAGGATCATTTACTAAAGGTGGAGCTATAAGATTTACCAAATGTAAATTATATGATTGTAAATTTATACTAGTAACTTTTAATCTTATAGGTTATAAACACAAAATAGTATTTGATAGTAATAATATTATTAATAAATGTATTTTCCAAAATTGTAATTTATTCAGTTTTAAATTCAATAATGATTCACTATATAATATTCGCGACACCAAACTTCTAAATATGAAACAAAGTGAGTTTATAAGATGTGATTTATATAGTGTTAATTTTAATAATTGCGATTTAGAAGGAAGTAAATTTGAACCACGACTAGATGGCAATGGTAATGCCCTTATTAATATGATTAATTGGTTTGGAAACATGTTTCTTGTATTTGATATTTTGCCTTATCCTTATGGAGAAAATAAAACTCGTGAGTTTGAAGTATTGTGTAATGTTAATAATCCAAATGGATTTAATCTTTTTTTAGAAGAATTCCAAGGTCACAAACTTGCTATAAAAAAACATGCTTCAAGATTATCTAAATACTTTGCTCTTATGGAATATAGCGATTATGTTGCTTTAAATATTGATGTTAGAAACCTAAAAAAACCCGAATATAATATAAATCCATATGATTATTTTACAATAACTGATGACACAACACAAGAGGTTTTTTATATTATTATTGTTCCAGAAACATACATGTATAATACTAATATTAAAAATTGTAATTTTTTTCAAGTCGAGGGATTTGAAACCTTTGATTTTACTCGAGTAAAACAAAACACAGAAGGCAAACCAGATATAACTGCGTGTAATTTCACAGGTGTAATTTTATTAAATGCTAACTTTAATGGTTGTAAAATGCTTGGAACAATTTTTGATGTTGCCGATGTGACAGGGGTAGATTTTAGAAATGTTGTTGTAAATGAAAATACTACATTTGGAAATACGCTTAATACAGACCAAGTATTAGGGCAAATTCAAAGAGATGATGGATCAGTATATATAGAAGGAACTTTGAATTTAAGTACCGGACGCGAATTTCAATTTTCAGAAATGCAGCAGCGCGCAAACGAAACTCACGCACGCATTGCTTTTGTTATTGAAAATAAAGAAAAATTATTTGAGGCACTTGAAAGCACAGGCATTCCCATTGATGACACTAATTTTAAAGAAACTATGAAAGAATATTTAATAGCAAGTCAAGGAGGCACAAGTGAATATGTTAATTATGTAATTATTCGACAAACCGGAGAAACTATTGTTGATTTTTTAAACCATTTAATAGTTATTTATAATAAAATATTAAGCACTCGAACAGATTTACCAGACGATGAAGACAAAGAATATATTAGATACTATTTTCCCTTGGCATTAACAAATTATTTTTCATATAAATTAAAACTTGATAGCACAGAAAAAAAAGAATTATTAGATAATTTATCTAGAGCAGTTAGCGTTGACTTTATGAACCATTTTGTTAAATTTAAAGCACATTTAAATGGTAATTGGTGTTTCTTGCAATTAGTAACTCAATCATTAAAATTACTTGTTTCATGCCCAGACTTATATATATATAATTTTATGGAATACTATTTTAATGAAATTTTTAATGCTCACGCTCAAGGATCGCCAAGTTGTCCTTTAGGTATGGTTGAGCGATGGATTACTATTCATTCACAAGTAATGGAAGCTTACTTGATGTTAATAAAAAAAAAAAATACTGAGTTACAGCAATTAGACACTAGCAAAATTAACAAACTCAGAAGTTATTCAAGAAAGAATACTAAAGATCCAAAACTTACAAAAGAATATATTTTAGAATTTAATAATTCGGAAAGTGATGAAAAATTACATAATAAATATGTTTTTCATAAATTTATAAATATTTTAAAACCCCATTCATATTTACCAGAAAATTTAGAAGCCGATATTGAATTTGATTTAGATTATAATATTAGCATAGAAATGAGTAAGCAATGTAATAGACTTATAAAAAATAAAATAGATGATGGTTCCATAACAACATTACAACAAATATATGAAGCCTATATTGATATAATGTGTAAACTAATTATTGCTAATAATAAAATAACACAAGAACAAATTGATAAATTAGAAGCAGATACTAGACCTGTAGTTAAAAAAGCATATACAGAGAAACGCGATGCTTTATATACAAAAATCAGAGAAGATGAAGCCAAAAAATATATAATAGTTTTGTGTATGATGGTTGATTTAAAATTTGATGATAAAACTCTCGACTTTGATAATCTGGCTCAAACTGAAGAAAAATTAACAATGAAAGAGTTGGTTGACTATTTTGATGAAACAACAATGGGTGGAAAAAGAAGAAAGAAAAATACAAGAAATATTAGAAAAACAAAAAAAATAAGAAAAATTAATAAACTTATTAAAGGGGGTCTTGCGCCTAGAGTAACTTTATCACATAAATCATCTAAATCGCCTAAATTATCTTCCTCTCCTAAATTATCTTCCTCACCTAAATCATCTTCCTCGCCTAAATTATCTTCCTCTCCTAAATTATCTTCCTCTCCTAAATTATACAATTTAATCGAACAACTAATAATAAATAAATTGAAATCATTAAGTTTAGAGGAATTCATAACTATAAATGTTATGCCTTTAGATGAAGAACCTTTAAATATATTTGATATTAATAAAACCTCTAAGTCATTAACTAGAAAGCGAACTATGTCAATGCCGAATCTAGTTACACAATCAAAAGTAGAAAGAACTTTGTCTAAACGAAGCAAATCATTAGGATCTTTACTAAAATCTAATGGTGCTTATTCTTCTAATTATAATTCTGTTTATAGTTATATTTATAGTTCTATTTCTATTAATCTTAAAAACGCAAATATTGAAAATAAATATTATATAGATTTTATAAGACAAAGACACGCTAAAATAGGCAAAAATCATAAAAAAATATTAGATATCTTGGACTTGGATTTAAATAGTGACATTGGTGACATAAGATTAAAAGAGAAAGTAATTAACACACCTAAAAGATTAAGCGGAACATTAAAGAAGAAATCAATTAGTAAAAGTTATAGTCCCACAGGTATTATGGCATTTTAAAATTGATTAAGCATAATTTATAATTAATACTTAAATTATTAATTATAAGTATTTTAAATTATAAAATGAGTCAAATTGCTATGGTTAAAAATCAAAATATATTTAATAAAACTTTTATATTCAAGTTGGTTGACTATAGTTTTGGAAATTTGCCTTCACAAATGATTATTGATATTTTTAAAGACGGACGTCCATTTTCGCATTTTATAGAAAAATGGTTATCACTTAATTTTGAATTAATTCACATTGGAGGTTGTAAAGCATATGATTTTGTAGATAAAAATGACGAAAACATTAAATATGACCAAAAAACATTCACATTGCGAGGATGTAAATTTATGCCTTCAAATATGATTGGTGAAGGAAGAAAATTTGACAAAGAAATTTTTGAAACAAAAGCGCAAAATTTAAATTACATTATTGTTAGTAATGTAAATTTTCCTGAAATAAAAATTAAATTTGTTAAAGGAACAGATTTAATTAACACTTATCCAAATGGAGTTATTCCATCAAAGGACTTTATTAAATTCTTTAATTAATTCTTGCTTTCCTATAGATTTAGGACCGACCGTATTATTGGAATCATAAACAATTGATTTTAATAAATCAAGATTTTTAGCTAAATCATTAGCATTTGTAAATCTAATAAAATAATGTGATTGGACACATTTATCAGTGCTATTTACGTCAATAGTTCCAGCATTAACACCCACACGACGAAATGAAATACTTGGATTATCTGTTTTTTTTACAAATATAAAATTATGCGGTTCTAATTTTTCAGTAACCTCTCTAGCATATGTTTTTTTTATCCATATTTGAAATATACACGGAACATCGTGCTCTTTAGTATTTACTAAAAACGATTTTTCTGGCAAATCTATTTCACAAAGCAAATGAAAATTTGGTGAAAATGTTTTTTTTAAACTATCTTTTTTGAAACTTCTTGGCAAAATAAATGAAATAGTGTCACAAAATTCACAAGATTTTTTTATAAATTTTATTGCTAACGAAGATTGACGACCAAATGGAGGATTACCTAATATGTGTATTTTATTATTAGCATTTACTATGGCATTCGTATTATAATTATAAAGCAAATAATCTTGCTTAATAATTTCTTCGTGTTCAGGTTCTAAATCATAAAATTCATAGTTACATTTTAAAGATTTAATAGCATCAATAAACGCACCATTACCAGCGCTAGGTTCTATAATTAAATCATTATTGTTAGGTGCTACATATTCTTTAAATAATTCTATAATATGATCTACTATTTCTTTTTTTGTATAAAATTTATCAATAACATCTCGTTTTAATCCTTTTGTTTGTTTAGTATCCATTGACTATTAGATTGTAATAGTTTGATATATTAGTTTGTTATAATAATAAAAATTTATATCAATTTTTATTATTTTTGTTAATTTTTGCTAATTTTGCCTATAATAAATGTGAATTATATTGATTATTTACCATAATAAATTTAGTATTGTTTGCCAACTCTTCTAAATTGGTACTATTTGTATAGGTACACGCACTTCTTAGTCCGCCTAAGTAATTTTCAATAGTATTTTTTAACGCCCCTTTATAAGCAACTTTGAGTTCACGCCCTTCAGAACTTCTATAATTAGTATTATTATTTGCCGCATAATTATTTTTCATAGCATAACTTGAACTCATACCATAGAAAAATTTCTGCTTTTCTCCTGTTTTTTCATCACTAACAATTTCTCCAGGATTCTCATCGTGTCCGGCAAATGCTCCTCCAATCATTACAAAATCAGCACCGGCTCCAAATGCTTTTGCCAAATCACCTGGACAAGTAATACCTCCATCACTTAAAATAAAAGCCTTGTTATGTTTATGTTGATCATATTCATAGCATATTTCAAAATTAATGCGATTACTTTCTTTACATTCTTGAACGCATTCTAAAACACAACTAAGTTGTGGTATACCTACACCGGTTTGAATTCGAGTAGTACACGCACTACCACCACCTATACCTACTTTATGAATATCAATTTCTAAAGCATTCAATAACTCTATTCCTTCCGACGTGCATACATTACCAGCTAAAATAATCTTTTCTGGATATTCAGTTCTTAATATTTTACAAAAGTCATTAAATTTAGAAATGTAACCATTTGCTATATCAACACAAATAAATTTACATTCAAAATTATCTAAAATACGTGTTAAATTGTCATAATCATCGCTACTTATTCCAGTAGAAATCATAAAATAGTCAGGATTTAATACACAATCGCTATTTTCTTTATTATAATCTAATAAATCTTGTAGTTTATGAAATTTATGAAGAGCAGTAATAATTTTATAAGTGCTTAATACTTTATATACATCCAACGTTCCAATAGTTGTCATATTGGCTGCTACAATAGGAATACCCGTCCATTTTACTCCATTTTGAAAAACAATAGTTCTTTCAAGTTCAACATCTTTTCGGCTATTAATATTTGATTTTTTAGGAAGAATTAAAACATCTTTAAAATCAAGATATTTATCCATAGTGTCAAATTTATACATATAAATATTATCACCCATATTTATTAATTATTTAACAACTATATTTAGTTATGTTTAGATATGTTTATATTTGTTTAAATATTTTCAAAATATTATAATATGTTATATTAATATTGTTACATGACTTCATTTTATCCTATATTTAATGATGATCCAATCTTTGGTGATAAACTAATAAAAAAATCTTGTCCGGCAAAGAGCGATATATGTGGTAATCTTCCTGGTGTATCGGTTTTAGATAATTTTATGATTCCAAAATGTAATGATATTAATTTTAAATTTTCATTAAGTCCAGATGATTCACCAAATGGTTGTTGTGTAGTAGAATCATCCAATAATACTTGTGATACATATATTCCTGACTCTCCAAATTTTACTAGTGAGGATTATGATATGGGTATTCAATTTTTAGATGCCAATAATTTAAATCCAAGAAAAATATGTCATTCGGCACCTATTAGAAAAAGAGTTCTGAAAATACAAGATTTTTTTATTACTATTTTAATAAGTGCTGCTGTAATTTTTTTAACTGCTATAGTTGGTTCTTGTTACGAATTTTGGCTTAAATATGGTGCTGGACTACGTAATAGCGACAGTACTCAGTTAATATATGAAAATAAATGCAATAAATCAATATCTCCAATAGAATATGCCTTTCCTTCATCTATGAATGAGTATCCATATAAAAGTTGTGGAGATAATACTAAAATGGGATTCCCTTATTCTATTATTACATATTTTAATGTTAAAAAGAGAGAAACTCAAACACAAACACAAACACAAACACAAACACAAGCACAAAAAGAAACCGCACATTTTGGATATAAATTTATGAAACTTTATGGACTACCTATTAAATCTTTTTGTTTAAATTTTTTATATACATTATTGTTTTCTAGAAAATTTATAAATTTTATATTAGTAACTTTATCTGAAGCTTATAAAAATATAGAGCATCCAGCCATCAAAAATATCATTTTTTTATTTTTAACAGGTATAGCATTTAGTGTTATAGCCAAGTATAGTGGAATACAACAATTAAATAATGGTGCTGGTTATATATTGTATCTTTTAACACTTGTAATAGTATTTGCTATGATATTTACAATATTTGCAACTAATTTTGTTTTATATTGGTCTCCTGAGTATTATAATAAATTTGAAGAAAAAGATGAAACTAGTCCTCCTATTTTAAATAAAAATTATTCGCTATTTAGTAATATTTTTTATGATATTAATGACGTGTCCAAAGACAATAAATTACTTAAAATAGTTCTCAATGTATGTTTGGGATTATTGGCAATATTACCTTTTTTAATTTGTATTGGAACAGGATTAGTTGGTTCTTTGTTTGGAACATTTTATATGATATTATCATTATTATTTAATATATTTTATATTCCATTGTCAAATGTAGGCAGTTTTTTTAGTATTATTAAAGACCATAAAGATTTATTGACAATATTACTTTGTATTAGTGTAGTAATAGCATCTGCTGATAATTTTAACTCTACTACAAGCGGAACTCTTGGTGGTTTAGTAGGATTATTAATATTATATAAAATATTTACTGGTATGACATAAAATATTTATTAAGTTAATTATGTATAATTATATATAATTTGTAAATAATATAAAACAATATGACAAATTAATTATATTATATTATGGGAAAGAAAAAATCTGGAAATAAAAAAGAATTGCCTTTTGTTAGTATATGTACACCTACATTTAATAGACGTCCATTTTGGGAATACGCCATTAAATGTTTTAATCATCAAGATTATCCAAAAGATAAAATGGAATGGATTATTATAGATGACGGAACAGATAAAATTAAGGATTTAGTGTGTAATATTAGTCAAGTTAAGTATTTTGAATATGATGAAAAGATGCCATTAGGAAAAAAAAGAAACTTGATGCATGAAAAATCAATAGGAGACATAATAGTGTATATGGATGATGACGATTATTATCCTCCTGAGCGTGTTTCGCACGCAGTAAATATGTTATTAACCCATCCAAACGCTTTATGTGCCGGAGCAAGTGAAATTTACATATGGTTCAAACATATTCAAAAAATGTTTCAATTTGGTCCTTATGGTCAAAATCACGCAACAGCCGGAACATTTGCTTTTAGACGTGAAATGTTGCGCGATCATAAATACGAAGAGCATGCTGCGTTGGCCGAGGAAAAAGCATTTTTAAAGAATTATAGCGTTCCATTTGTTCAACTCGAACCAAAAAAAACAATATTAGTGTTTTCACATATTCATAATACTTTTGATAAAAAAAAATTATTAGAACATGGAGAAAATAATTTTCAGAAAACATCATCGCGAACTGTAGATGAATTTATTAAAGATAAAGATATGAAAGAGTTTTATATGGAAAAAATAGACAATTTATTAAAAAATTATGAACCAGGAGATCCTTCCAATAAACCGGATGTATTAAAACAAATGGTTGAAATTGACGAAGAGCGAAAAAAGATGATGCAGCAAAATAATGGGCAAGGACAAATTATTTTAAATCAAGATGGAAAAGAGATTGCCCTAACTAATCAGCAAATAGTTCAAATAATTCAATCTCAACAAGAACAATTACAAAAGTTTGAAAAAATATTAGTTGAAAAAGACACTTTAATTAAACATTTGATTACTGAATTACATAATTATAAAAAATAGAATTTATAGAATTTGTAGAATTTATAGAATTTATAGAATTTATAGAATTTATAGAATTTATAGAATTCATATAATAAAATTATATTCAATATATTATTATATTCAACATATATAATAATATATAATATTACTATGTTTATTACTGGATTATGTGGGCCAGGATTAGTATATATAGGATTCTCATTAATACAAATCTTTATTGACATTTATAATGGAGTTATGAATGCTGCTTTTCTAAAATTTATAATTATGATAGTATTTACATTAATAATAAACATACTATGTGATTTAGGACTTTCTGTTATTGCGTGGTTTTTAGTATTAATACCAATTATTATGATGACTATTATATCAAGTTTATTATTACAAGTTTTTGGTTTAGATTCAGAAAATAAAAATTTAAATAGTAAAAAGATTAGTGGAGACATTAGTAAAAGTGAAAAAGAAATATTAGCGGCACAAGAATATAATGCTATAAATAATTCTATAAATAATGCTATAAATAATACTAGAATAGATAGAGATAAATTGCGAGTTAAATTTTACGATAATATAGACCATTATTACGACTTATCTTATAATAAAAAACATAAATATGATTTATCAAATAACCCTGTAAAATATAATATTGTTAATAATTTGATTAATTATTTTGGAGAATATGCTTTTGTTAGAAATATAGTTACATCAGATTTGTTTAACAAAATATTTTCAAATTCTCTTGCTACTAATAGTGAGTTACTTAACAAATATAATGAATATAGAATGGCTTCAAATTTAGAGGAAATAAATTTAATTGCTAATTATAATTTAATTAGCAGAAATAATAGAAGTGATAGCAGTAATAACGAGTTAAAATATGACCATTTGAATTTAAACTCATACGATATACACAAAACAAAAGCGTATATTGATTCATTAAATAAAGATCATAAAACTGTGTGTCCTTCAAATGAAACACCGATTACATATAAATCTAAAACTGGTCTAGAATGCTATGAAATTTGTGCTCCAGGTAGAATAAAAGATGCTAATGGTGTATGTAAAAATTTAAATAGTTATGCTACTTCATAATATATTATGAAACATATTAAATATATTTAAAAACATTATAAAATAAATTTATAAATACTATTATAATGTATAATTTAAATAATAATTGGACTTGTTGGATACATTATCAAAATGATAATATTTGGACTCTTGATAGATATCAAAACATTACAACGTTAGTTACTTTAAAAGATGCTGTGCTATTTATTGAAAATTTAGATGAAAATATTATAAAAAAAACTATGTTATTTTTTATGAAAGATTCTATTTTACCATTATGGGAATCAGAAGATAATATTAATGGTGGATGTTTTTCATATAAAATAAGTAATACTAATATTGTGAATATTTTTAAAATTTTATTATATAAAATTATTGGCAACACGCTTTCAAGCGACGAAAATACATCAAATAATATTAATGGTATATCTATTAGTCCTAAGAAAAATTTTTGTATTATAAAAATATGGATGCGTAACAAAAATATTATAGCTAACCACGATTATAGTTCAAATAAAGATCCTTTTAATATTCATACTATATTTAATATTGAAGAACAATTATGTGTTTTTAAAGAACATAAATAAATAAATCTCTCTTTTATTAGCATTTAATTAAATAATAATAGTATTTAATTAAATTTGTTTATGTTTGTTTATGTTTGTTTATGTTTGTTTGCGTTCAATTATTTGAAGAAGGCAATGATGATAAACATAATTTGATTTCTCCTAATGAAGCAACATTATATTTTACTATTAAAGGTCTGTTGTTTTCTAAATATATTTCTATTTGATTACATAAGTTCGTACATTTTATAAAATATAAAAGATTTTTGAGAGAATATTCGCCCTGTATAATTTTATTATGTTGTTTATTAATAATTTGCATGTTTGCGTTATTTTCACTTCGTCTAATCTCAGCTTTAGCAAATTGTCCGGCACACTTAAATATTAGTTCGTTTTCGACAGATTTAATCTCTATTTTCTCAGAAATATTTGCCAAATCCCTTATTATTTTTTGAAAATCATTTGATGGCATATTTATAACAGATGAGAATTTGACATCTGGAATTTCTAACTCATCTTGCTCTGGTTCTATTAATTTTAATTTTTGTATTTTTGATTGTTTAATATTTCCATTTTCAAATTTTAAACCTAATTCTGTCACTATTCCATCATTATAATCATCGTTTTCAATATAAATAGTAAGTGTATCATCATTATCTATTGTTGTAATTAATTTAAATAAGTGAAGTATATTTACTCCAACTATAATTTTTTCCTGTTTACATTCGTAGAATTCGAAATTTTCAGCTTTTAAAAATAAATGAACCAATATAGTATGCGTTTTGTCCATATTAATAATTTTTATTCCACTTTTTGTAAATATTATATTTGTTTCTAATAATATGTCTTTTAAAGCAGCCATTAATATTCGAAAAGGGGCTATTTGAACTGTTTTAATAGTCATTACATTGTTGTTATCAAACTCTTTTGATAACATATTTTATATTTAGTTAAAAAACATATTAAATCTTTAAGTAAAAATTTAAAAGATAATATATTGAAATACTAAACTAGTTATTTATGCGATTTTTTAACTATTTTTCTCGAACTAAATTATTTGTTAATCTTTTATTAAGCAGAAATTATAATTATGTCAATCATCGTTTATTGCCTACAAAGTATTATTCTATAAAAACTATAAAACAATATTACTATGATAACAATATTTATTATGACTTATATAATGATTTTTGTAAATGTAGTAATAATGAAGAATGTAGTTTAACTAGTTTTAGTGATTTAACTACTTTTAGTAATTTAAAATATACTAAATACAATAATCTTACAGCAGAGCACGTATTTCCTCAATCATTTACAAAACATTATAACAAGGCAAATAAAGACATGCACAATATATATTTAACAAATTATTATACAAATAATTTACGTAGTAATAAGAAATTCTCTCATGCTATGGGTGAAACATTAACCCAAAAACTTTATATTCCATGTAATTATTCTCGTGGAATAATTGCTAGATCACTTGCCTATATGAAATATACTTATCCTATGTTAAATCTCTCAAATGTTATAGATAGAAACATAATAATAGCATGGAACGAGCTATATCCACCAACAGAACTTGAGTTAAAAAAAAATAATATTATCTATAATTATCAAGGCAACAAAAATATATTTATTGAAGATTATAAAATGCTATCAAAGTTTATTAACAATAATTTTAATTAATTAATATATAAAAATTTTATATTAATTAATCTCCTAATTCCATAATTAACACACCCCTGAGTTTTAATTACAATGAAAGAGATTTATAAATTATAAATAAGATAGTTTAATTGAACGTTACAATTACAACTATAGTATTGATTGTAATAATTCTTTAAATGTTTATTGTTTATTGTTTATTGTTTATTGTTTATTGTTTATTGTTTATTGTTTAAAAAATGTCTAAGTCTAATGTTTTCTTCTTTTTCTTGTGCTTTCTCTTCTAACCCAACCAAATTTTCCTTTTTTGGTAAAATAACCAGCCTTTTCTAAGCGTTTTTCGCGCTTCGCACGAGCATAAACTTTCTTTGATACAACATGTCCGCGTTTATTAAACATTAAATGTGATTTTGTTAAATCGCCTTTTGTTTTATATGCCGTACCATGCATTACTTGCGCACGCGAACCAATCAACATAGCATATTTATGTCCGTTTATATGGTACATTCCATCATCTGATTTCATATGTTTCTTAGTCATTGTTTTGTTTTATAAATTAACTTGAGAAAAAAATTTATTGCTAAATAATAATTTGTAGACACCAACCATAATTATTTTTTAAAGATTAAAATTTTAAAGATTAAAAATTTTTAAAGATTAAAATTGATATAATTGATTTTTATTTTTATATAAATATTACACATTAAATATACTATATGACTTCTAAAATTATGACTTCTAAAGAAGAACTCTCTAAAAAATATCAAAAAAAATCTGATAAGCAGCACGTTCTTGATAATCCGGATACATATATTGGTTCTATTGAAAATATTGAGTGTGATGCCTATATTTATGACGAAGACACCAAAAAAATTATTCAAAAACAAATAACTTATAATCCAGGTTTATACAAACTTTTTGACGAAGGAATTGTAAATTGCCGCGATCATTTTATTCGCATGCAGCAATTAATTGTATCATCTAATGACGAAGACAAAGACAAAAATTACCCAGTAACAAAAATAGATATTTCAATTGACGAAACCGGCATTATTACTTTAACAAATGATGGTAATGGAATAGATGTCTCAGTCCACCCAGAATATAATATTTGGATTCCAGAATTAATTTTTGGACATCTTCGCACCTCAACAAATTATGACAAAGATGAAAAAAAGATTGTTGGAGGAAAAAACGGATTTGGATTTAAATTGGTTTTAATTTGGTCTAGTTGGGGCAAAATTGAAACGGTGGATGCTAAAACAGGACAAAAATACGTTCAAGAATTCAAAGACAATTTAAATATAATTGAAAAACCACAAATTACTAAATGTAAAAATAAACCATACACAAGTGTAAGTTTTAAACCAGACTATAAACGTTTAAAAATTGATGGTCTAAGTCCGGATTTTATTGCTTTGCTTAAAAGACGTGTTTATGATATTGCCGCAATAACCAACAAGTCCATTAAAGTTAAATACAATACTAATACTATTGAAGTAAAAACTTTTATGAATTATATTGATTTATATATTGGTTCTAAAAGCGAAAAAGAACGCATTTATGAAGAGGCAAATGAACGATGGGAATATGCTGTATGCTTAGCACCAAATGAAGAATTTTGTCAAGTAAGTTTTGTAAATGGTATTTATACTTCTAAAGGCGGTAAACACGTTGAATATATTGTTAATCAAATTGTAAAAAAATTAACTGCGTATATTAAAGAAAAAAAACAAATTGATGTTAAGCCAGCATCTATAAAAGAACAACTTATGATTTTTGTTAATTGCACTATTGAGAACCCATCATTCGATAGTCAAACAAAAGACTATTTAAATAATGCTGTGTCTAATTTCGGTTCAAGTTGTGAAGTTTCAAGCAAATTTATTGAAAAATTGGCAAAAATGGGTGTTATGAATGTTGCGTGTAATTTAACAGAAGTTAAAGAAAATAAAGCAGCCAAAAAAACGGATGGAACAAAATGTAAGACTATTCGAAATATTCCTAAACTTGTAGATGCTAACTTTGCCGGAACTGCCAAATCTAAAGAATGTATGTTAATCTTATGTGAAGGAGATTCAGCCAAATCCGGAATTATTTCCGGTCTTTCTCGTGAAGACAGAAATATTATTGGTGTTTATCCAATGAAAGGCAAAATGTTTAATATTAGAGGAGAAAGCATTACTAAAATTGGCGAAAATAAAGAAATCACTGAAATTAAGCAAATTCTTGGTCTAGAACACGGAAAAACTTATACTTTACAAGATATTCATAGTAAACTTCGCTATGGTAAACTCATATTTATGACTGACCAAGATTTAGATGGAAGTCATATTAAAGGTCTTGTTATTAATATGATTGATAGCGAATGGAATTCATTAATCGAAATTCCAGAGTTTATTGGTTATATGAATACACCTATTTTAAAAGCCACTAAAAATAAAGAAGTTATTGAATTTTACAATAATGGAGAATATGAAGTATGGAAAAAGGTTAATGATGTTTCAAAATGGGATGTTAAATATTATAAGGGTCTTGGTACAAGCACAAGCAAAGAATTTAAAGAATATTTTACTATTAAAAAGATTGTGAATTTTGTGAGCAACACAACAAGCAGGGAAAAGATTGATATGGTATTTAATAAAAAACGGGCAAATGATCGTAAACAATGGCTTTCTAATTACGACCGCACTTCCTATTTAAATACTTCTAAATCCTATGTGTCATATGATGAATTTATAGATAATGACATGATTCACTTCTCTAAATATGATAATGAAAGGTCTATTCCTAATATTTGTGATGGACTTAAATTATGCTTGCGGAAAATAGTATATTCGGCATTCAAGAAAAAATTGTGTTCTGAAATTAAAGTAGCCCAGTTTAGTGGTTATGTTTCTGAACATTCTGGTTATCATCACGGAGAAGCCAGTTTAAATGGAGCAATTGTTGGATTAGCACAAAATTTCGTAGGATCAAACAATATTAATTTGTTTGTTCCACAAGGTCAATTTGGAACACGTCTTCAAGGAGGAAAAGATGCTGCGTCGGAAAGATATATTTACACATATTTAAATCCTCTTAGTCGCAAAATATTTCCTGAATTAGATGACCAGATTTTACATTATGTAGAAGATGATGGTTATATTGTAGAACCAATATATTATGTTCCAATTATTCCTATGATTCTTGTTAATGGAACAAAAGGTATTGGAACAGGATTTAGCACAGATATTATGTGTTATAACCCACTTCAAATAATCGAATTTTTAGAAGCAAAGTTGAATAGCACAAGTGTTACTGAAAAATTATTGATTGAACCATATTATCAAGGGTTTAAAGGCAAAATTTATCCTTGTGATGACACACATAAAAAATATATTATTAAAGGTTGCTATGAAATTTTGAGTGATGATAAAATTAAGATTACAGAATTACCTATTGGAACTTGGACGCAAGACTATAAAGAATTTTTAGAATCTATTTTAGATACTAAAACACTTGGCAAAGGAAAAACTGCCAAATTGGGCGAAGATTACATTAAAGATTTTAATGATATGTCTACCGATTTAAATGTTGACTTTGAAATCACATTTTATCCTGGAATAATGGGTAAATTATTATTGGAAAAGCACGATTATAATATTGAAGGTATTGAAAAATATTTGAAACTTTATAGCATTCATAGCACAACAAATATGCATTTATTTAATGAAAAAGAGCAATTACGCAAATTTGATAATGTATATGAAATAGTCGATTCTTATTATGCTATTCGCTATGACTATTATATAAAACGTAAAGCATTTATTATTACTAAACTTGAAGCTGAACTTAAAGTGTTAAGTTCTAAAAGTCGCTTTATTCAATATAACTTGGAGGACAAGATTGATTTGCGTAAAAAATCTAAGTCAGAAATTTATAGTATATTAAGTAATTTAAAATTTGATTTGGGTGAAAGCGGAGATTATAACTATTTAGTCAAAATGCCTATGGATTCGGTTTGTATGGAAAATGCTGAAAAACTAATGAATGAATATGAAAATAAAAATGCGGAATTAGAAACTATTAAAACATGCTCAATTGAGCAAATGTGGTTAAAAGAATTAAAAGAGTTAAAAATTGCTTATAAAGAATTTATAGAAGTAGCCAATAAATTAGGAGAAAAATTGGATAGTTCTAAAAAATCTAAGAAAAAATAAATTTATTGTAAAATTTATTGTAAAATTTATTGTAAAATTTTAGTATCTTTATTTAGGAGTGTTTAACTATTTTTTTCTCTATTTATATTATAATAAATGCCAGACAAGATTTTGCTAAATATAGGAGGAACAAAATTTCATGTTACTCGTGCTACTCTGGAAAATAGTCAATTCTTCGGTGCGATGCTTGATCGTAGGTCTAAGACACACTTCGAGTCTGATGGCAGCATTTTCATCGACAGAGATGGAACTCATTTTCGTCATATTCTTAATTATTTGCGCGACAAAACAGTTCCAGATCTATATCAACCAGAACGCAAGCAATTGTTAGTAGAGGCACGTTATTACAATATTACAGGATTAGTTAGGGAATTAGAGGCACAGAGTAGTGCTCAAGGGATGGGTGGTCGCGGCAGAAAAACTACAAAACGTAGGCGTAGGCATTATAAATAATTTTATTAGTAGTTTCAAATATTTAACATTTTATATTAAATATTTGAATTTATGCTTATATTATTCAAAAGAATTTACCGCCATTTTGGACCCTCAAACCAAAGTGCTAAACTATGTCGTATTCCAGAAGTAACTGGATTTGCTTCGTGGTAAATAAATGAAGGAAAAAATATAACTGTTCCTTGTTGCTTAATATCTTCTGGATTTGGATATTCATCACAATCATAAAGTTTAAATTCACCACCGGTGTATGTATCCGGATTTGAAAGTTGTATGACTGCGCTGAGTTTTCTATGTCTTGTGCTTTTATTAATCCAAAAAACATCGTGGTGCTTTTTATATTCGGCACCTAGTGCACCATTATATCTGGCTAATTGAATATACTCAAGATTATCTATATGAAATCCAAACCACTCTTTATTTGCTTCTCTTTCAAGTTTCCACACTTCGTCATAAAGTTCTGGAAAATCTTTAGAATATATCCATGCTACATCACTTTTTCTTTGAGTATTATTTATTGTTTTTCCATCTTCACCCATTGTTGCTTCGTTGAATGTTAGGTTCTTTGATTTTTCTATAATTGATTCACAATAACTAGGAGGAAAATATGACTTATAATAACACCATTGACCTTTCATTTTATTTTTATAACTTTATAACTTTATATGTTTTATAACTTTATATTTGTAATATAAAATTAGTATTTATTTTTCTAATGCTTGTATTCTTGCTAGTAAACTACTTATAATATTTTTTTGGTTTAATATTGTTGATTCTTGTGCTTTTACTTTTGTATGTAATTCTTTTATAGCGGCAAGTCCATACACAAAAACAGAATTATAATTAAGATTATATGCTTTTGCTACTAAATTATAACTTATTTCATAATTATTGGCACTTTGGTCATAATAATTGTTGCTTAGTTTATAATAATTAGCACTTGGTTCATAGTAATTAGCACTTACATCTTGTGTTTGTCTTTTATAAATATATTTTTGTTCATAATAATCACCTCCACCTACAACAAAACTTAGGTCGCTTATTTGTAATACTTCTTGCGCAATTAAACCAGCTTCAATGGACCAAGCGTGTCCGCTTAAATCACCATTATAACTAGCATCTAATAAAACTTGTGTTTTTTGATAAAACTTTGGAGTTAATCTATCAATAATTTCTAATCCATTAGTAATAACAACTTCATTATGCTTTAAGCGGTCATCTGAATTTACAGGAACATTATTTACAGTAAGAGTTGTTACATTTATATTTGAAAAATCCCATATACCATTTTCATTGATTCTATTAAAACTACTATCAAACACATTATAACTTGTTGGAGGACGACCTTTTAAGGAAGAAGTCATTATATAATTTGTTCCATTATTCCCAATTATAGTAAATATTCCAAGTTCTGGTGACCAACAAATACTCTCTGCGTATAGTAGTGTTGTTGGTATAGAAGTCCAATTTATTCCATTGTTAGAAATCACTGCTGTAGAGTCTGCGGGATAAGAAGCAACTGCTATAAATATTCTAAGTTCTGGTGACCAACAAACCTTACCAAAATTATAATAATCTAATCGTACATTTGCTTGAAACCAATTTAATCCATTACTAGAATATATTACTCTACTATTTGATCCATTAGAAGAAAGAGCAACAAATATTCCTAGTTGCGGAGACCAACAAACACTTCTCCATGAATTTGTTATATCTATAATATTCCAGTCTATTCCATTTTTAGAAGTCACTATTTGTAATTGACCAACAGCAACAAATAAACAAAGTTCTGGTGACCAACAAATACTTTGTAAACCATATATAGTATATTGTTCACTCCTGAATGTCCAATTAGAACCATTATTAGAAGTCATTATCTTAAATTCTCCAGTTTCACCAACAGCAACAAATATTCTTAGTTGTGGAGACCAACAAACACTTCTCCATCCAACATTATATGTAGATCCTTGTTCTAATGACGCCCATGATATTGCATTTGAAGAAGTCATTACTCTATTTGATCCATCTTCACTAACAGCAACAAATAACGTTAGTTCTGGCGACCAACAAACACCATACAAATTACCAGAATATGGTGCTGTTTGTAATGTCCAATTTATTCCATTAGGAGAAGTCATTATTTTAGTTCCTCTACCAACAGCTACAAACAACCTAAGTTGTGGCGACCAACATACAGCTGTCCAGTCTGCCGCCGGAGCTGTTCTTCCTATCCAAGTTCTAACTGCCAAGTCTCCACTTGAAGATGGATTTAACCCTGGATAAGCATCTTTTGCCAATCCATAATAACCATTAACAGCATTCCAACTAATGTCTCCACTAATTTCTTGATATATTCTATGATATGTGGTTAATGTTAAATTACTAATATCTCTCCAACTTCCTGTAATAGTTGTTCCGGCAGGTCCAATTGCTCCTATTCTTACTGCTCCTGTTGGTCCTGTTGGTCCTGTTGGTCCTGTTGGTCCTGTTGGACCTGTTGGTACTACTGTTATTGGCCATGTTCTACCATTTATAGTACTAATATTACTTAAATCACGTATAAATGCTCTTTGCCATATATTTGTAGCACTTCCTAAACTACTGCTTATGTCATTTGCTAAACGTGGTATTATTTGTATAACATTAGAAATAGTTCCACTTATAGTCATATTTCCAGTTACACTAATATTTGTTACACTTATATCACGTATATATGCGTTGCCCCATACTTTACTAGGAAGACCTAGTGATATTAAGTTTCCACTTGTTCGAGTATCTCTCATTAAATAGCGAATTACTACAATACCGGAACCACCTGTACCGCCAACATTGCTAACCCAAGCACAACCACCACCACCTCCACCTGTGTTTGCTCCGCCATTACCACCATTTATACCTGACCCATTAGCCCCACTATTTAATGCTAAACCTCCACCAGTTCCTACTCCACCATTCCCAGCTCCGCCACCACCACCACCGAGACCACCCCAACCACCAGTTTGATTGGTATAGGCACCTCCGCCACCACCACCACCCCAATAATACCCCTGTCCAAGAATATTATTAATAATACCTACACCGCCTGAACCCGCTCCTGTTTGTCCAGTGTTACCTAAAATATTTGGGTTTGTATCTATTCCTTGACCACCAGCACCACCACCACCTGCTGCTCTTGTTTCAGTACCTGTTCGACCAGTTGTCATATTTCCTCCGCGATTACCATAAATAAATCCACTATTTGGGCCAAGACTATTACCACTACTTTCTCCGCCTTGATATAAAGCACCTGCCGCAGAACCGCCACCACCAGAACCACCAGGTCTTCCATTTCCTTCGCTAAGTGTCCCACTATGAACTCCACTTGATCCACCACCTGCCGCAATAGCCCCAAAACAACTGCTATTTGAACCATCAGTAAGAGCAGGACCTCCAGCTCCCACAACAACAAGATAACTTGTATCAGCTACAACACTTACAGAAGGCATATAAATAACACCACCCCCACCACCGCCGCCACCCATTCTTCCACCACCACCACCACCACCACCGACAACTAGCACTTCAACGTTTCCGCTCCATGGTGGAGTAAAAGTATGTGACCCTGTTGTAGTAAAACTATGGATTATGTATCCATAAGCAATAGTAATATTGTTACCTCCAGTTGCTTGTGCCAATGTTGATATTAAAGGATTTAAATTTTGACTTACATCAACATTAGAAAATGAAGCATCTGTTGTACTTGTAGTGGTACTTGTCATTAAATTAGTTAAATTATATGAAGTGTCTCCTTTTTTAATAAAAATGTTGTTATTTCCAGAAACCTCTAATAATAAATTTCTTCTATTATCTGGTTTTATTGTTAAATCATCTCCGCTAATAGATGACAAAGTATTTAAATACATAAGCCATTGTTTATTAGGTGTATTCAAATTATGTAAACTCATAAACTACTATAACATTAATATATATTTTTTATATATATATTAATACGTATATATTATTTTATAATATGTTATTTGACTCCAATGCTTCTATTCTTGTTATTAAATCATTTAACTCCTCATCTAATATACTTGAGTCTTGTGCTTTTACTTTTGTATGTAATTCTTTTATAGCCGCAAGTCCATACACAAAAACAGAATTATAATTAAGATTATATGCTTGTGCTACTAAATTATAACTTATTTCATAATTATTGGCTCTTTGTTGATAATAATTGTTTCTGCGTTCATAGTTATTGGCACTAGGTTCATAGTAATTGTAACTTACTTCATATGTTTGACTTTTATAAATATATTTTTGCTCATAATAATCACCTCCACCTACTACATAACTTAAATCACTTATTTGTAATACTTCTTGGGCAATTAAACCGGCTTCATAGGACCAAGCTTGTCCACTTAAATCACCATTATAACTAGCATCTAACAAAACTTGCGTTTTTTGATAAAACTTTGGAGTTAATCTATCAATAACATATAATCCATTAGTAATAACAATTTCATTATGCTTTAAGCGGTCATCTGATGACACAGGCGCTCCTCCTGCTGTCATAGTTGTTACATTTATATTTGAAAAATCCCATTTACCATTTTCATCAATTCTATTAAAACTGCTATCAAATACATTATAACTTGTTGGAGGACGACCTTTTAAGGAACTTATTAATACATCATTGCCTCTGCCTCCACAAAATATTCCAAGTTCAGGAGACCAAGAAAACCACTCTACAGGCGCGTGCATCATCATAGAAGACACAGCTATAGCTTCCCAATTTATACCATCTTTTGAAATTAATTGAAAGTTATTATTACAAGTAACAAAAAATATACCAAGTTGTGGTGACCATACAATACATATTGGATAAATATTAATAAGGGATGTTGGAATATTAGCACTTAACCAGTTAATACCATTTATTGAATAATTTAATGGAATATATTCTGATTCATCACAAACTACAAATATTCCAAGTTCAGGAGACCAACAAATTTCATTATATCTTCTATTTAAGTAATTTACGTTTAGACCTGGATTAATCCAGGTTATACCATTTATCGAATATAAAATTACACTATGACCAACAGCAACAAATATTCTTAGTTGTGGAGACCAACAAACTGCTCTTAATTGTATTATATCTCCTAGATATAATGGTTGCCAATTAATTCCATCGGATGAACTGGCTATATAAGCAGCTTGTAGATTGCTTGGGTGCCCTGTCCTACTCATACCAACAGCAACAAATATTCCTAATTCCGGTGACCAACAAACATCATGCCAAGCATGAGCGGTAGCTTGACTTGCGGGCGAATGAGTAAAAGTTGAATTACTCCATATTATACCATCTGAAGAACGCATTAATGATACTCTTGTTGTATTATGATTGAAAGCACAAGCGAGAAATATTTTAAGTTGTGGAGACCAACAAATATTAGTCCAATATGAATCTGTAGTATTTTGAAGAGTATTTGCTATTAATGACCACGATGTACCATTACTTGAAATAGCTATTGAAGAACTATAAATAAATACAAATATTCTAAGTTCAGGAGACCAACAATTTCTATAAAAATAAAAAAAAGATGCTCCAAATGGAGAAGATATAACTTTCCATGTTCTAACTGCCAAGTTTCCATTTGACGACGGATTTAAACTTGGATAAGCATCTTTAGCCAATCCATAATAACCATTAACGGCACTCCAAGTTGGGTCATTAAAACTTCCACTAATATTTTGATATATTCTACTTTTTGTGGTTAATCTAATATTACTAATGTCAGTGTCAGTCAATGTTGTATTTATATTTACTCTTAATTCTGGTCCTGCTGGTCCTGGTCCTCCTGTTCCTCCTGTTGGTCCTGTTGGTCCTGTTGGTCCTGTTGGTCCTAGCGGTCCTGTTGGTCCTGTTGGTCCTATTGGCCAATTTATGCCATTTATGCTACTAATATTACTTAAATCGCGTATAAATGCTCTTTGCCATATATTTGTAGCACTTCCTAAACTACTACTTATGTCATTTGCTAAGCCTGGTATTATTTCTCTAACATTAGAAATAATTCCATTTACATTCATATTTTTAAATAAACCCATATTTGTTACACTTATATCACGTATATATGCGTTGTCCCATAATTTACTAGGAAGACCTAAATTTGAATTATTAGTTAGTAAAGGATTTAAATTCACGCTTACATCAACATTAGAAAACGAAGCATCCGTTGAACTTGTACTTGGTATTAAATTAGTTAAATTATATGAAGTGTCTCCTTTTTTAATAAAAATATTATTATTTCCAGAAACCTCTAATAATAAATTTCTTCTTGTATCTGGTTTTATTGTTAAATCATCTCCGCTAATAGATGACAAAGTATTTAAATACATAAGCCATTGTTTATTAGGTCTATTCAAATTATGTAAACTCATAAACTACTATAACATTAATATATATTTTTTATATATATTAATACGTATATTATTTTATACTATATTATTTTTATAATATATTATTTGACACATCTTGTCTTGCTGACTCTAATGTTTCTATTCTTGTTATTAAATTATTTATAATTGTTTGCCGATTTAAAATACTTATTTCTTTTGCTTTTACTTTTGTATGTAATTCTTTTATAGCAGCAAGTCCATACACAAAAATAGAATTATAATTAAGATTATATGCTTGTGTTATTAAATTGTTGATTACTTCGTAATTATTTGCACTTGGTTCATAATAGTTATTACTGAGTTCATAATAATTGTTGCTTACTTCATAATAATTAACACTTAAATCATTATTTTGTGTTTGTGTTATTAAATTATATTTTTGTTTATAATAATCACCTCCACCTACTACATAACTTAAATCACTTATTTGTAATACTTCTTGCGCAATTAAACCGGCTTCATAATTCCAAGCGTGTCCACTTAAATCACCATTATAACTAGCATCTAATAAAACTTGTGTTTTTTGGTAAAACTTTGGAGTTAATCGTTCAATAATTTCTAATCCGTTAGTAATAGCAACTTCATTATGCTTTAGTCGGTCATCTGATCCTATGTAAATATTATTTACATAAAGAGTTGTTACATTTATATTTGAAAAATCCCAATTACCATTTTCATCGATTCTATTAAAACTGCTATCAAATACATTATAACTTGTTGGAGGACGACCTTTTAAAGAAGAAGTCATTACGCTTTGTGTTCCACCAAGTTCATTTACAGAAACAAATATTCCAAGTTCAGGAGACCAACAAATACTACGACCAGTTCCGCCATTAGTTATTCCTGTTTCTATGAAAGTCCAATTTATTCCATTATGTGAATACATTATATATGTTTTATCTCTAAAAACAGCAACAAATAGTCCTAGTTGTGATGACCAACAACAACCAATAGCTATTATATTAGGAGTTGTTCTATTAAATCTTTCAGTCCAAGTTGTTCCATTGGAAGAAGTTG